CGATATCTACACCTATTAAGTCGTCGGCAGCGTCAGATGTGTATAAGAGACAGATATATATATATATATCGCAGATATGGTCTACAAGCTCATAGTCATAGGCATTACAATTGCTCATTGCTCCTATACCATTCTTGAATAAAATACTAGATTTTAACTGTTTTGTGTCTGGGAATACATTTTTTTTAATATACATTAGCGCCGCATTCCAGACGCTCTGGGATTCCTTGGAGATATCCGAGATCCCCTTTTCGGCACAAAACGAATCTAGACACGCCTCGATTTCTGAATCATAAATTTTATTTTCCATGCTCCGCGCCTCCTTCCTCGTTCCTGCTGCGGTAAATTAAAAAAGCCACAGAAAAAGATTTTAATCTCATTCTGTGGCGTGTTGGTATCTCTGTAAAAAATTGGGGTGCCGTCCTTGCCGTTCAGGTCATCCAGGGCAACGGCGTTAGCTGGATGCCTTTTAAATTCAATTTTCTTTCTTGTGGGATATGATACAAAAATTTAATCATTCTGTCAATAGGGAATTTTATTTTTTTTATGATTTAATCGGTTTCTGTATTTGTTTTAGGATTTAATATATTACTACGTACTTAAATTCTTTTTTAGATTTCATTCTTGAATATATTAGATTTCATTGGTTTTACTGTATAAAGTAAGATACTAGATTACATTCTTTTTAACCCCTTACAGATACAGATGCTTGTATGGGGTATCGTGTATCTTTCAAAAGCTATCTTCTTAACCTAGTTTTTTGAGCCTTTCTATTATGTCAGAATCTTCTTTTTCATCCAGCTTGTATGTGATTAAATGTTCTGGCTTCATGTTCAGAATGATGCAAATTTTGTTAAGAGATTTCATGCTTATATTTGCATCGTTTTTCTTGATTTTCCGCCATGTGTCGACAGATAACAATCCATTTTTTACAGCCGTGTAAGAAGTAACCCCGGCGGATTCTAATGCAGCTGCAACGTCAAATTTAAATACAATCATTTTAATAACCTCCTTCGTTTTTCCTATTCTCAATTATACGAATTCCACCGCAAAAAATCAAGATAAAATATCTTTAAAAAGATATCTTCCTAAAATATTAAATCTTTTCAAAGATATCTTTACAAAGATAAATAAATGGTAAAATATGGAAAAATAACCGCCATTTCTGGCGGTCAGGTTTACAATGTTTCTAATCTCGCTCTGGTGAGCATCTCGGCTCGTTTCTTTTCCTTCTCTGCGGTCTCCATCGCCATAAGCTGGGCATAGGTGGCGGCATATTCTGGATTGGCTAGCAGCTTTCGCCGCTCCTGCTCCTCCTGTTCTTTCCGCTCCTGTCTTTCTTCCTCCTGTCTGATTTCGTCTGTTTTCCTGTTATCGAACATGGCTTGGATATCCTCGATTGTTAGCGGTTTCAAGCCGTTTTCGGTCGTGCTGTCGGGTGTTTCCGCATCTGGTAGGGGATTGGTCGGTTCTGACGTTTCCGGCTCTACAGTGGTAATCTCCGCTACTTCTGTATCTGGTGTAGAATCTTGTATTTTTGCGGATTCTGCGCTGTTCTGTTCTTCCTCTGCCTGCGCTTCTTCCATGCAGTCCAGATATGCAAGCACGCTTTCATTAATTACGCCGTTAATCGTCAGCCCTAAAGCCTTTATTCTGTCTATGGTGCCATTCGGAAGCGTTGCGGATACTCTGTCATAGTTTTCCTTTATCTTTTCATTCTGTCTTTTCATCCTTGCCTTGTATTTTTCTATCATTTCCTTTTCACTCTTTGCCATGATTGCATACCTCCATTTAATACACATTATTATTGATATAATTAAATGATACAATAATGCAATGAATAAGTCAATTATTATATAAAACTTAATTTAACTTATTTACATTATTTTTGAAATAATATTTTATTTAATTTTGCATTTATGTATTGACATTATGAATTAAATATGATAATATAAGACAATAGAAAACAACAGAGGACAACGAAAGGAGCAACCACCATGAAAAGATACAGAGACGAAAACGGACAACTCACAATGACCCTTGCACAGCTCAAGCAGGAAACAGCCGCGGAGGCTGCGGTATATTATCATATCGGCGGAATCTATTTCAACTTTGCGGATTTCAACGAATATGTGATGATAGAAGCCGGAACCCTTGCACATTTCCAAAGCTTTGACGGAAAAAATTTGTTCATCCCGTCCGATAGCCTCGGCACATTCTTGCCGGATGTAGCATCTGATGGATTGGAGCTGGTAGCAGCCGAATAAAAGCCACACCGGGGCGGCCCACACCGCCCCACTATCGGAAAGGAAAAATTAAAATGACAAAGAAAGATTTAATGAAAGAATTTAACGAATTACAGGAAGAAAAGAAATGCAGAATCGAAGGTATTTACTGGAATAGCAATAAAAGCAGCATCCAAAATGCTATAAACTGCTTAAAATGTTCCGATGAAATGCTCGAAAAATATTTAATCGTTGTCAGCCTTAAATATGAAAATATCGGGAAAACGATTAAAAACAACGGAGATTTCAAACATCATCCGCACAACAGACTTTACGTTTTTAACACCGCAAGGTCAATTTTAGCAGATTAAGTCGAAACCGCCTTCGGGCGGTCTTGGGTAGGGCGGCAACCTTCCAACTGATGAGACAAGCCAAGGGAAAAAAGGCATCCGCAGGGCTTGACGTTCTACGGATTTTCTGTGTAAAAGGGAGGTGTAACCGCATGAAAAAAGAAAAGTTTTTCGCAGTCCGTCAGCTTACAGGACGAAAAAAGGAACGTGTGCAGGCGGAAGGGTACAGGGTAGAACGTGGCGAATTTGTTTTTTATGTCTGCGGCTCTGGAAATTCTTGGAGCGTGACAGAAGCAAAAAGCGGTATGCTGATAGGTGTTTACGGAAAAACCAGAAAAGAATGTATAGAAAAATTGCAGGCGTTCGACCTGTCAAGGCTTGAAAAATTCGACCTTGAGAAGATGAACAAGGAAATGCTTTCTCTGCCCCTCTGCGGCTTGTGAGAGGGCGTTTTCTTTTTTTGGCGGTTAATCGGTCAAGTGAAATAAAAAGGCGGCTTATAGGGGCGAATATAGGGCGAAAATGCATATTGAAAATGTTTTCTGTTTTTGGTATTATAAAAATGATTAAGATTTCCCAGTGGATAAAAGTGAGAAATGGCACTGCTTTATGCGGTGCTTTTTTCTTTGCCAAAAATAGGGCGAAAAATTTTTTGAAAGCAGAACCCCAAAAACCCACCAAAAAGGCAAAATATTCACAAAAAGACAAAAAATATTGCAAAAAAATTGTTAGTGTTATATGATGGAAGGACAAAACAAAAAGGAGGGTTTTATATGAAATTTCAAAGATTAAAAGACATGGTTTGCGGTGCTGTGATTGCATCAATGGTCTTGTGTTCGGGGTCGGTGGCATTTGCTAAGGTTGCAAATATGAACATCCCCGTATCATTTAGCAACATCAAGATTATTGTCGATGGGAAGCAGCTTTCCACAAGCAAAGAGCCTTTCACCTACAACGGCACAACCTATCTACCTGTTAGGGCGGTAGCCGAAGCGGTCGGAAAAGACGTTACATGGGATGGCGCGACAAAAACGGTTTATCTTGGCGAAAAGCCGCAGAATACCACGCAAACAACAAGCAATCAGACAACAGAATTAAGCGCAAAAGAATACTATTATGAGAAATACGGTTCTTTTTATTATGACCTTCTTGTAACAAATAATTCTCCCGATGCGCTGAGGATTGAAAGCAATGTAGTTGCAAAGGATGCGGCAGGAAATTCTATCGGGGCAAAGTCTGATTCTGCTCCTGTTGTCGGCAGTGGAGAAACAGCTATCTTGACACATATTTTTGATAGTGTTCCTGCAAAAACAACATATACATTAAAAACAGAAAAAGAAACATATTTCAAATCAGCAACCGCAGATTTGAAAACAACTTCCTCCAAAGCAGGGGATAAGGTTCTTGTTGCTGCTACAAACTTAGGAAACTATGATATGGAATTTGTAAAGGCAACTGTATTTTTCTTCAAAAATGGGAAAGTAGTTGGTTCTGATTACAAATATTTAGACGATAATAGCTACAAACTGAGCGCAGGCGGAACAGTTACGGAAGAATTTGAGCTATTCCCAGAAAATGAATTTGACAAGTATGAGGTATACGTTGAAGCGAGAAAATAATATTGAAAAGGAGTTTAACCATGGAAAACAAAGAAAATGAAGTAAAAAAGTGCAAACATTGTCAGTCAGATATTCCGAAAAAAGCTAAGATTTGCCCGAATTGTCGGAAAAAGCAAGGCGGTAAGTTGAAATTTATTATTGCATGGATTTTTTTAATTATTATTGCGATTGCTTCGATTGGCGGCGGAGATGGTTCAGGGAAAAAGACGATTCAGAAAATATTTCTCCTGAGCAGTACAAGTCTGAGTGCATAGATGTTTCCTATGATGATTTGGCAAGGAAACCAGACGAATACGAAGGGCAGAAAGTGAAGTTCCGCGGACAAATTAGGCAGGTCGTGAAAGATTCTGACAGTAGCACTTCCGAATATTTGATTCCTGTTACGGAAGGTGATTACGGTTTATGGGATGATAATGTGTTTGTAAAGCTCAGCCCAGACAACAAGGATGGAAAATTCCTTGAAGATGATATTGTAACATTCTACGGCGAATCAGCAGGGGAGTATAAATATACAAGTATTTTGGGGCAGTCTATAACAATCCCTTGTGTGAAAGCTGTTTACATGGAAATTACGGAATAAGGATAGAATCAAAAAAGAAAAAGAATAAAAAGCAATAGAGAATGAGCATCGCAGAAAAGCGGTGCTTTTTCTTTTGAAATTTAAAAAACACTTGACAAAATGTAATTACAAAGTTAAAATGAAAATGTAATTACAAATTGAAGGGTGGTGATGGAAAATGTCGCCTAAGATGGGACAAAAGATAACGGATAATCCAAAAAACAAGTTAATTCAAGTTAGAATGGATAAGGAGACGGTAGAAAAATTAGATTATTTAGCTGCTGAACAAAATTCTGACAGGTCTAAAATAATTAGGCAGGGGATTGAAATTCAGTACGAACAAAGAAACAAATAAAAAAAGGCGGCACTGCAAGAAGGAATTTTAGCAGGAACAAAAACACTTTATCGGGTAAGTAGATTATATCCGACGAAATTCGTCGGAAGCAAGTAGATTATTTTTTTCTGACTAAAGAAAATCCTAATGGGACAAATTGTCACATTAGAAATTTGTGCGTCCAAAAAACGGACGTACAAAAAAATCAAAAAAATATTGACTTTTGGAACTCATAAATATATAATCGAATTACGGAACTCAAAAGTGAGGTGGAAAAAATGAGTCCAAGAACAGGCAGACCAGTAATAGGAGAGCCAAAGACAAATGATGTAAAGGTGCGATTGGATAATACAACGCATAAAAAGCTGATTGAGTATTGCGAAATGAACAATATGACAAAAGCAGAGGTAATTAGGGAGGCTCTCAAATCATTTCTGGACAAATAAAAACAGCAACTAATCGCTTTGGTCGGTGGATAGCTGCTGTTAAAACATGAACCCCAAACGAGGTACGCAAATATTATAGCACTGTGTACCTCGGTTTGGCAAATGATTTTTCGGACAGGAGGTATTTTATGCAGAATGAAATGATAACCATCGAAAACACAGAAATGCAAATCAAGGAATATAACAGAGAAAGAGTTGTAACTTTCAAGGACATTGATGCAGTTCATCAAAGACCAGCAGGAACAGCGAAAAGAAATTTTAATAAAAACAAAAAACATTTCATAGAGGGAGAGGACTACATAAAAGTTTGTGCGGACGAAATTCGTACCAACAAAATTATGGACATTTCCTCTAAGGCAAGGAATGATGTTGTTATGATGACCGAGAGCGGCTATATGCTGCTTGTAAAGTCCTTTACTGATGATTTATCGTGGAAGGTACAGAGACAGCTTGTAAACGCCTATTTCAAAATCAGAGAGGTGCAGAAAGAGCCATATTACAAAGAGCCGCTCGCAGGGGATTTCACGCCGAGAGTGCCGATTGTATCTGACTGGTATGAGAGGAACAAGGGCAGGATGTATCGCTTGTGCAGAGACAGCGGAAACAGCCGCAGCTATCTGTATCATTGTATCTTGAATCGACTTTCCGAAAGATACGATTTGAACGCCGCAAGGGAGATTTACAAGAATGAGGTCGGGAGTTATCCAGAATATCCGATTGACATTGTAAAATATTTCCCAGAGTTAGAACAGGATGCGGACAAAATTTTGGACCGTATCGAGAGAATCACCTACAGGTAAAAAGGAAAGGGGGCTAATAAAAGCCCCTCAATCCTAAAATATTCGTTTCAATATGTAACGATTGCCGCCACAAGTGATGAGAGCCTTAGAAAGACCATCGTCAATAATTTCCGAATTGGAAATTTCCAGAACCTTTACCAGAGATATACCGACATTGTCGCAGATTCTAACGAACGTGGAAAGCCGCATATCTTCCGTTTCCTCATTGATGATATTATACATAGCCTTGTATGATAAATCACATTGGATGGAAAGCTGCGCGATGCTCCACCCCTTTAGAAGCATCTCGCGGCATAACTCGGTCTTGAGATTTGATATACATTGCCCCGGTTTTACCCCATAATTCACACACCTTTCTATTTTGTAGTTGAATGGAAAGTTTTGCTGAATGTTTGGCAGTCAACTGCAATGGTATCCTTCTCCCTTCTGGTATAATTAGCTTGTACCTAAAAAACAGGTACACCGCAGTTCTGGTTATTGGGCGGCGTTTGGATTGGCGTTCTCGCCGCCTAATATCTATTGTAAACCTTGAAAATAAAAAGTCTATAGCTAAAAATGTCGAAAATGTAGAAAGGGCGTATAAATTATGTTAAGAAATGAAGAATGTACGGATAAAATGAGCCAATTTCGTGAAGAAATTATCGATTTAATATCTAAATTTGATGATGTGCGCCGCCTGAGGGCGATTCGTGCATATCTTATGGCGTTGTTAGGATGATAAAAAAGAGAAAGTCAATGGATTGCGCATTTCCATTGACTTTTTTTATTACTCTTTTCCGATAGAATCAACAAGCTTTTCCAACACTTCCCAATCTGATTCATTCAGTTTAGCCAGTGCAGACACGAGCCTGCGCTTGAAACTATCTTTTCCGTTTCTTTGGATTTCGCCAAGCATTTCAGAAATCTGCTCATCTTTGGATTTTACAAACATTTCGTCAATCCCATCTCTGAGCCAATCCTCATTTACAAACTTTCCGTTCCAAGATTCCAAACAAATTATTTTAAAAATCTTATCTGTTACTGGTCTATCTCCTTTTTCAATTTGAGATAAATAAGTCTGTGCTACTCCTATTTTCTTACCGAAATCACTTTGATTCATTTCAAGGAATAGCCTTAATTTTTTCACGCGCTCATTTACACCATTCAATGTAGACACCTCCTTTCTTGTAATATAATAACACAAGAATATTGCAAATGCAATAAAGTTTTCTTGACTTCATAACGCAAATGCGTTATTATGATATTGCAAACGAAATAAGGAGGTGGTGGGATGAAAAAAGTATTTTACTTTTCTTTGGTTGCATTAGCGGTTTCTATTGTAGCCTTCATGATTTCAATATCAAGGGTAATATGATGGCTGTGATACTAATTGTGATGGAAACAATGGATGTTATGACAGAAATGTTGGAATATTTTCTGGACGATTCCGCCGTTTCCTTCGCTAATTTGGATTGTTCGATGGCTGTATCAGCTTGAATTTTTGAACTTTCCGCGACTGCTTTGGCAGATTCAGCTTGAGATTTTGCAGAATCAGCAAGATTGCGGAGTTCATGAGATGTTTTCTCAAGAAAAGCCGTCTGGTGTTCCATCATTTCAAGAGGGCTTTTACCTTCTTCATAATCTGGGGACATGGCATCTAAGTTGCTCTGCATTATTTTATTGATTCTATCGTAATCATGAAACATTTTGAAAATCTCCTTTTTAAAGGGATTATACCACAAAACAGGGAAGGAGGTGAAACGATGGAAGAAAGAAAATTCGATTTAGATGTAAAAGAAATCCTCTTCCGACAGATGAAAGAGTTGGAAGAGGAAGGCAAAAAGACACAGGATGTTCATGTGAAAATCCGTATTGCGGGAGAAATCGACAGAATCGCAAATACGATTTTGATTAGAATCAACGATTGATTCGTTCTTCGATACTTGAAAGATTTCTCTGGATTGCTTTTAATTCCGAAATTGCATCAATGCTGTTTAATTTTGCCAGTTTTGCCACAGAGCAGCACTGCGATTTAGGAAGATACCAAGCGCAATCGTTTTGGCATGATGAAAAATTGTTCAATGGACATTTTGCCATAAATACACCTCCTTATCGTTTGATAAGGAAATTATAACACAGAAAGGAATGGTGCAATGAACGATTTGGTTCATATCCAAAATACTGATATTTCGGTAAAGGAATATCGAGGACAGAGAGTTGTAACATTGAAAGATGTTGATATGGTCCATGAAAGACCTGAGGGAACGGCGAGAAGAAATTTTAATTCTAACAGAAATAGATTTATTGATGGAGAAGATTATTTCGTTGTTAGTGCGGACGAAATTCGTACAAGCCGCATGTTTCCTATATCTGACAATGATTTTACAAACAAAATTCTTCTAACAGAACAGGGATATTTGATGTTAGTCAAGTCATTTACGGACGATTTGGCATGGACGGTTCAGAGACAGCTTGTGAACGGATATTTTAAGACAAGGCGGCTTGTCAATGAGGAATTATCGCCGGAAACACAGCTTATCTTAAAACTGGCTCAAAGCATCGCCAATAAAGAGTTGGAAGATAAAGAGCGAGACAGGCAGATTGCACTTGCGAATGAAACAGCGAAAAAGGCGGTTGAAACTACAGAAACAATTAAGGAAGCTGTTAAACCTGTACTTGATAATTGGCGGATTGAGATTAACAGAAAAATTAAACGTGTTCAATTTAGTTCCCAAATTGATTTTCAAACATTGAATACACGATTGTATTCGGAATTGGAACAAAGAGCCGGATGCGACTTAGGCACAAGGCTTAGAAACATGAAGCAGAGGATGGGAAATTCTGGTGCGACCAAAACCGCAATCAATAGTATCAGAAAAATTGATGTGATTGAGGGAGACAAGAAACTTCGGGAGATTTTTTCAAAAATTGTCTCCGAGTACGAAATTAAATATTGCGCATAGAAGGGAGAAAGAAAGATGAACATTGATAAATTAAATGAATTTGATGTTTCAATAGGATTTCGGTTTGCAGAAGCTCATGAGCAAACAGCGGAATGTAGCGATGGTGGAACCGCAAGTGTTATCACGCTGCACTTTGGAAACGATTTTCATGTTGCTGCGGTTGTAGATTTTATTGACGGAGAACCTCATATTATCGAGCTTTATGCGGTTGACGATAATGGGAAGAAAATTTAAGGAAGGAGGTGCAGGAAATGAGCGAAAAGGAAAAACAGGTAGTAGAAAAGCTGAAAGAAGCAATTCCGCAGATGTCCGATTTTGATAAGGGCTATATCCTCGGCAAAGTTGAGAGCATGGCAGAGCGGAAAAAAGAAGATGCGGAGGAAAAGGAATGATTGTAATAAAAATCATTTTAATTGTATTGCAATTTTCGTTTTTTGTAATGTGCATTGAAAACGAAGGCAAAGAATTGAGATTTTGGACTGTTTTATGGCTTATTTGCGCAATTCTGATATATGCAGTCCGTTAGCGAGGTGTTGAATATGTATGTAAATCCATTTGTAGCAGGCGTTTTCGTGACAATCGCATCGGAGATGGTTCTGATTTTCCTGTATGCCTTTTTTAACCAGAAGAAGTAAGAAGGGCAGGGATAGGAAATGTCAATCGGGTTGCCGCGTAGAACGCCAACAAATAAAAGAGTAGTAGCCTGCAATATCTGCGGTAAGGTTTGGAACATTGCCGCAACGCAGGATACCGGGAAGGGCTATTATTGCCCGGAGTGTAGCAAAGGTAGGGGTGCAAAACATGAAAATCGAACAAATCAGAGAAACAGCGCAAAAGAAACTGTTTGTAGGCAAGAAGGTTAAGGTGCTTGAGTTTGGCAAGGACAGACATGGAGCAAACGTCTTGCGGAAAAGAAGAACTGGAACGGTAACAGGATTGTATCCATTCATCTTCACCGCCATTTTTGCAGGAGGATACACAGAGAGTTTTCGTTACAGTCAGTTCTTTGAAAGTGATGGGGAAGTGGTGAGGCTATGAGAAATTGGAAACGGACTGCGTTTTACATCCGCCGTGGTCTGCTGCGGTGGGCAGCTATGTTTCTGGGAACGTTTCTTTCTCTTTGTGTCATGGTGTTTGTTCTGGAAAATGCTGACGGGCGAATAATGTTTTATCTCGCAAGCAGCATTATGATTGCAATCGCAATCGGCAGTTTGTTCTACGGAGGACAGGAAAAATGAAAAAGCCTGTATGCAATTTTAACTGTTTTGAATGTCCGCGCCCAGATTGCATCTGTGATGATTTTTCACGAAAGGAGTATGTGACGGACGCTGAAATCAACGGAATTGCAGGGATTACGAGAAGCAAAACAGGCTTGAGAAAAAAAGAATACCTCAGAAAGTATTATTCAGAACGCAAAGAATATGCCAAAGCATACCAGAAAAGCTATTACGAGAAAAACAAAGAGAGGATTCGCGAAAAGGCTAGGGAACGTTACCGAAAGAATAGAGATAGATACATAGCAAGCGTGCGCGCTTATCAAGAGAGCAATAAAGAGAAGGTCACTGCCTACAAGAAAGAATACTCAAAAAAATATAAAAGACGAAAAAGGGAGGAAAGAGAAAATGAAAAACAGCAGAGAATTGACACCAGAGAATGAGTTGCAGGAACTTTGGGAACTGAGCGGCAGGGTAAAGGCTGTCATTGCCTATCTGAAAACAGATAAATTTGTGGATGCCAAACAAATCTTGGCTATGCTTGCTGGCGGTGATGATGATGGCTTACCCATGCAGGACAGGAATAAAGACTGAATGTGACAGCTGCGGCTACTGCGAAAAAGAGCAGGAAGAATGTCCGCACTGCCAAGAGACGCAATACGAATACCTTTATAAAAGGGATGACGGAGAAATCGTTGGCTGTAGCGAATGTATAGAAAGGATGTGGAGTGATTGACGGAAGTGTTATTGAAAAAAATCAGCCTTAAAAACTATATGGGTGCTGAAAATGTGGAGGTTGACTTTTCCGAAAAAACGGAAATCAGAGGAAAAAACCGTTGCGGCAAGTCTACACTAATGAACGCCTACTTTGATGTTATGACAGGGAAATTTGCGAATGGTGCCGCACCGAACAATATTTGCCCTGTGGATGAGAACGGAGAAGAAAAGCCTGTCAAGGAAATCGAAAGAGCGGTTACGTTGGAAATAAATGGAACTGAACGCGAAATCAGAAAAGTGACTAAAAGAAAGTATCGCAAGGGTGTTTTTATCGGGAATGAAACTGTTTATATGCTTGATGGCGTGTCTGCGAAAACTGCGGAAGCGAACGATTTTTTAGCCAGTATCGCACCGACAGAAACGGTGGCAATGTGTTCTAATGCGTCTGTATTTTTGTCGACCTTGAAAAAATCGACTGCGGATGCAAGAAAAGCCATTGAAGGTCTTTCTGGGTTCGATGTGGAGCGTTTTTGCAGAGAAAATGCAGAATATCAAAGCGTTTACGAAATGACCGCAGGAAAGAAAACAGAGGACGCATTGAAGCAACTAAAAAAACGCCTTTCTGTCGAAAACGGAGAACTGGACAGGCTGAATGTTGAATTGGACTACGAGCAGCGAAGACTTGACAGGTCGGACGATTCTGATTTGCAGAAATTGGAATCCGAGAAAGCGGTTATTATCGGAAACATTGATAGTATGGAGAATCTGAAAGAAACGCTGAATATTTCTATAGACAGATATACATATCTTGTCGGTCTGGTTGATGACTTGAAAAAGAAGATGTCAGCCATTGAGGACGAGCAAAAGAAAGCAAAAAACGAGAAAATCGAAACTCTGAAAAAATCTATAGTGGCTATCGATGCGGATATTGATAACTTTTCGGAAAAAGTTGCAAAGTACAATGAATCAACCGAGAAAGTTTTTGGAGAGATTTCTTCATTAAAATCGAAATGCACTGAGTTGAAGCACTACCATTCTATCATGGACGCGGTGCAGTACGGCGATGAATATATTTGCCCCAAATGTGGCAGGGGGTTCAATTCAGAAGAAATAGAGGTTGTAAAAGAAAAATTATACAAGGAAAAAGAAGATACTTTATGTGAACTTAAAGACAAAGTTGATATTCTTGAATCCGCAATCAAAGCAAAAACTGATACATATTTAGATTTTAATAAAAAATCAAATGAATGGGCTGAAAAGGTTTTTGATAAAAGAGAAGCAAGAAAGTCTTTGGAGATTGAGTTGGAAAAATTGCTTTCTATCGACTTTGAGAAGACGAAAGAATATAAAACGCTTGAAAAACGGCTCAAAGAAGCAGAGGAAGAATCATCTAAACTTTTTGAATCCACCGATTTATGGCGGCAAGTAACGGAACGTATCAGCAACTACAAGGCTGACCTTTCACGGAAGGAATCTGAAATCAAAGCTATTATCAGAGATACTGAAAATACAGAAAAACGAATTGAATCGTTGAAAGAATCCGTTAAGCAACAGGCGCAGAAAATAGCGGACGTTGAACGCCAGATTGATATGTTGCAGGATTTCAGCATTGCTAAAAATGTAGCTCTGGAGGATATGGTAAACAGGAAATTTGAGTTTATCAAAATAAAAATGAGCGAAGAAACATTGAGCGGAGATATTAAGGAAACTTTGAGAATCAATGTTAACGGCGTTGATTACTTTAATGGATTGAATCATGGGGACAGAATTCTTGCAGAAATTTTCTTGTTAAAAGGATTGCAGGACATGAACGGAATCAAGCTGCCGATTTGGATTGACGATACAGAATCCTTGGACGAAAACAGGATTCCAGATGTAAGCCACCAGTTAATTGTTATTCACAGGACAGATGATGAAACTTTGAAAGTATGCAATGGGGAGGAATGAAAATGGGAATGAAAGGATATAAAGGTTTTCGCAAGGGGCTTATTTGCAAAGATAAGCAGTACGCAGAGAACACGATTTTTGAAGAAAGCGAAGCTAATATTTGCGTGAACGGCATGCACTTCTGCAAAAATCCTATGGACGTACTTGACTATTATCCGTTAATTGATAATAACGGCGAAATGTGCGAATTTTCGGAAGTAGAAGCAATGGACGAAACTCTTACAAATGACGAGAAGAAATATTGCACAAAGAAACTAAAAATCGGCGCAAGGCTGTCTTTAGTAGAATTTATTAAGGCAAGTTTTGACGTAACCTATCGGCAGATTAAAGAAGAAGTTGATAATGTTTCAGAAAAAGAAAATGTCGTAGACAACGCTACACTGGCAGGCGGAAACGGGGCTAAACTTGCAGGCGGAAACGGGGCTAAACTTGCAGGCGGAGACGGGGCCACACTGGCAGGCGGAGACAACGCTAAACTGGCAGGCGGAAACAACGCTAAACTGGCAGGCGGATACGGGGCTAAACTTGCAGGCGGAGACGGGGCCACACTGGCAGGCGGAGACAACGCTAAACTGGCAGGCGGAAACAGGGCTAAACTTGCAGGCGGAGACAACGCTAAACTGGCAGGCGGATACGGGGCTAAACTTGCAGGCGGAGACAACGCTAAACTGGCAGGCGGAAACTGGGCTGCACTGGCAGGCGGAAACTGGGCTAAACTTGCAGGCGGATACGGGGCTACACTGGCAGGCGGATACGGGGCTAAACTTGCAGGCGGAAACTGGGCTACACTGGCAGGCGGAGACAACGCTACACTGGCAGGCGGAGACAACGCTACACTGGCAGGCGGATACGGGGCTACACTGGCAGGCGGAGACAACGCTACACTGGCAGGCGGAAAACATTCTATCATGGTTTCTGAAAACGGTGGCAGAGCTAAAGGCGGCATGGGTAGTGTGATTGTTATGGTCGAACGAAACGGCAAAGGAGAAATCGTCAATTACAAAGCAATCCAGATTGATGGGGATACATATAAAGAGGACACATGGTATCGGTTGGAAGATGGAGAAATTAAGGAAGTGGAGTGATGGTTATGAAATACAGAAAGAAGCCTGTGGTAATTGAAGCGTTTAAATATGATGGAGATTTAAAAGGTGCAGATGGTAAATATTATGTCCCCGATTGGGCTGTAAATGCCTTTGAAGATGGCATTATGTATTATAGTACCATTCAATTTGATAGTGTAGATGGAGATGAACTCTATATTGATACTTTAGAAGGGCCGCACCATGTAAGTGTTGGGGACTATGTGATTCGCGGCGTGAAGGGAGAACTTTATCCCTGTAAACCAGACATTTTCGAGAAGACATATGAAGCATGTGAGGAGTGATGCAGAATGGCAGAAATGAAGGCGTTAGAGTTTTTGAGAGAATGGCATAGAATGTGTCAAAAGTATCCGTTTTGTAATGATTGCCCAATGGAAGATTCTTCATCTCGCAGTTGTATGCCTTGTAAGTGGGTTTTTAATGATATAGAAAAAGTGGTCGCCATCGTGAAGAAGTGGTCTGAGGAACATCTAAGAAAAACACTTTTGCAGGATTTCTTGGAGAAGTATCCGAAAGCCGAACTGGCATATAACAAATTTCCGGAAATTTGCCCTCATTCGTTGGGATATGCGACAAATAAAGAGTGCTTTTTAGATACGGACGAACAATTTGTTTCAGAAGAATGCGAAGAATGTTGGAACAGACCGTTGGAGGAGGAATGAAATAATGGCTGAAAATACACAGGTGGCAGAAAAGAAGGAATTTACAACGGCATTAAGTCGGTGGAGCAACGAAATTACAGGATTGATTGCAAAAGACTATGAGGCTTGCGGCGTTATTTTTGATGAATATTCCAGAAAATGCGCTATGGAGGCAGTCGGCAGCATTTACAACCTTGTCAAGAATGACGGCAAAGCAAACATGAACTCTCTTGATACAAGTAACTTGAGGGGGATTGTAGAGAATTGTGCAGGACTGAAATTGAATCCTGCGGCATATCCGAGAGAATGTTATTTCCAGCTTAGAAATGTAAAGCGTGGGAACGAGTGGGTAAAGGTTGTAGAAATGGGTATCGAAGGTGCAGGATATGATTCCCTCCTTTCTCATTACGGTAAGGATGTTGCACAAGTTTATCCATATTGGGTAGTCAAGGAAGGAGATACCTACATCCCGCCGAAACATAAGGGATTGGAACTGACACCGCCGGAATGGGAGGAAAAAGGACAGTCAGATAAAGCGGTTCTGGTGGTATATCCTGTCAAATTGACAGACGGTACAGTAACGTATCTGAAAGCTGATAGGGCAAGCGTAAAGGTCAATCTTTTGGCACACGTTAAACAAAACATGATGAACGCTACATTCGGTGTTTGCGAGGATAGATACAAGGCAACGCCAAAGCAGAAAGAGGAAATCAAGGCAAAGAAGGATGAAATTCTGAACGCATTGAGGGCGTGCAGCACAGTTGATGATATGTTGGAATGTGAAATTGCCAGACCATTTATCAGCGGTGCGTGGCTGGACATGCCAGAGAGCATGATTCAGCGGAAAATGTGCAACAACGCAACAAGGAAATACCCAAAAAATTATGACCAGATGGCAAGACAAGCACAAATTGAATTGGATGATACATACCGTCAGACACGGGATGATGTTGCGGAAAGTGCAAATTCTGTTGATTTTGACGAGGAAAACATCATTGATGGGGAAATCGTGCAGGAGGTGTAAACAGTGATTCTTATAAAAGTAACGATTGCCGTCTGGATGATTTTCATCCTTGCATCTGGTAGGGCTGTTTGGTTATACATTAGAAATCAGAAAAAAGGTATGAATAGGGATTTATCTTATTATGTTCTGGAAAACAAACCTTCTGCGTTGTCTGCTTTCGTTTGCATTGTTGTTGCTCCTGTTCTTACGATAGCGAGCGCAATTTGGCTTTTGGTAAGGGGGTAAAAATATGAGAATTATTAGTCAGAATGGAAGGGTTGATTTGCCTTATGAACAGATTGCAATTGCAATCGACTACGATTATAAAATGACGATTATTGCTTATGCAGTAAATTCCGATGACGATACTATTTGGAAATTAGCCGAATATTCGACAAAAGAAAAAGCAGAAAAGGCTATGGAAGAGTTGAGGACGGAATACGGGAACTACAAACAGGCAAAAAGCAGTGAATATTATTTCGCTTTCAATTATCCTAAAGTATTTCGATTTCCGAAAGATAGCGGGGTGTGATGATGATAGTCGATACAAACACAGAGTATATCTCAAAAACAGGACATGTTGAATTTGTCAATTATACAGGTTCTTTCCCTAATCTTTGCAGGGGGGTATTGACTTTAAAAATTGACGGAGAAATAGTTAAATTCGGTCATGATTATAAGGATTATTGTTTGAAAACATCAAAATTTAATGATTCTAATTATGATTCGTTTTGGCAATCTGGAGGATGGATAGATGAAGAATATCGCACGCGCTCAGGAGAATGGGAAATATACTTAAACAAATTACCGGAACAATACCGTCAGTATGCAAGAGAAATAGATTTGGTTTTTAATTCTTGCGTAAGACATGGATGTTGTGGAGGTTGTTCTTGACGAAATTAAGATGTATTGCAATAGGAAGATACCATGTTGATGGTATTGAATAATCGTTAGGAGGTGCGAAAGTGCTGCTAAAAACGATAGCAACGGGTTCAAGCGGAAATTGCCACGCACTTATTGCAGACACAGGAGAGATTCTTCTTTTGGACTTGGGGGAGAACGAAAAGAAAATTAAGAAAGGAATCGGTTGGAAAATTTCTGATGTTGTCGGTGCGATTGTTACCCATAAACACGCTGACCACTCAAAATCAGTCAATGATTTTGAACGAATGGGCGTTCCTGTTTTAAAGCCGTATGAAAACGAAAGCGACATCGGCTTGAAAAATATTTCTGGTTTTAGAGTGCAGGCATTTGACCTTACAACGATTGGCGGCAGATGGACACACACAGATGCAGACGGAACGGATTGCCCGATATTCGGTTTTCTGATTATGCACAAAGAAATGGGAAGAATGCTTTATATCACTGATACGGCTATTGTCAAATGGCGGTTCAAAAATATAAACCATATTCTTCTCGGCGTGAATTATGACAAGGATATGATTCATCCCGATAACGAAGGGAAAAAGAATCATATTTTCGGCGGTCACATGGAGATTGAGACAGCTTGTGAGTTTGTAAAGGCGAATAATTCTAATTCCTTGCATAACGTCATAATGTGCCATCTGTCAGCTGATAATGCCGATTCCGATAAATTCATCGAGCGTATGAAAGAAGTGTGTCCTACGGCGAATATGTACGTTGCAGGGCGTAATGACGGGTGGTGGTTGAGCGATGGGAAGGTATGAGTTTTCCTTAAATGCAAATATCAAGGCAAAGGACGGCATTTGCCCCTGCTATGGATGCGAAGGAAGGAACGCTGGATGTCATTCAAAATGCGAGATATTCACGATTTGGAATCAGAAGCATTTGAAAAATAAAAAAGAAATGCAAAATAAGGCGTTCATCGAAAATCAGGCAGATTACCGAAAGAACGAATACTTTAGAAGAAAGAGGGACAAGCAGAAATGAATAAATGTATTTTTGTTGGCAGAACAACAAGAGATGTTGAACTCAGATACACGCAGTCCGCCAATCCTCTAGCGGTCGGAAGAACTTCCATTGCGGTCGAAAGAGGATACGGAGACAAGAAGAAAACGAGCTTTTTCAATATCTCCGCTTTCGGCGAAACGGCGGAAACAATGGGGCAGTTTGTAAAGAAGGGTACGAAAATCATCCTTGAGTGCGAAGCTGCGCAGAATGAATACACCGACAGGGAAGGGAAGAAGCAGAACACGGTATCCTTTATCGTGAAATCGTTCGAGTTTGCCGAGAGTAAAGCGGCAAGCAGCAGTGCAGGGCAGACAAGTGATGCGCCGAAATCGCAGAGTAACACGGATGGTTTTTATCCCATTGACAATACCATTGAAGATGACGATTTGCCGTTTTAAAAAATAAGAAGGGTGGAGACTGATTTTGAGAATAGAAAATTTAATCGTTTTTTTGAAAGAGAATTTTGAAAAAGGGATACAAATGTTTGATACTCCGAATATTGTAGGCGATTTCATGGTGCCTATTTATAAGAAGGACAATATATTGGTGTTGTACGCGCCGGAATATGACTATATTGAGATATTCGGAATATCTGATGAAGAATTTGAAAGAGTTGAGAAAGAGGTTAATCGGAAAAGGCGGAAAAGACGGAAAAGACGGGGAGGTGAATGGATTTGAAAAACATAAAAACGGAATTGTTTAATGACAATTTCCAAAATTATAAGCGGTACGGAATCCCGAAAGCGCAACTTGTTATTGCCGATATCCCCTACAACGTGGGTACAAATTTCTATGGTAGCAATCCAATGTGGTACAAGGGCGGGGACAATAAAAACGGCGAAAGTAAACTTGCAGGAAAAGCAGCTTTTAATACCGATTTTAATTTCAATCTGTATGAGTATTTTCATTTTTGCAGCAAACTGTTGAAGAAGGAAGATACGAAAACCGTATCACGTGGTCGCAGTAGTGATTCGCCCTGCATGATTGTGTTCTGTAGCTTTGAGCAGATTCCCACGCTTATCAATGCTGCTAAGAAACATGGCTTTGTAAACTACATACCTTTGGTTTTCTGCAAGAATTACAGTCCGCAGGTTTTAAAGGCAAACATGCGTATCGTTGGTGCGACAGAATACGCCCTTGTATTTTATCGTGGAAGGTTACCAAAGTTTAGAAACGGCTGTCAGCAGGACGAGAACGGGAAGAATATTCGCGGCACAGGACGGATGATTTTTAATTGGTTCGCATGGGAGAAGGACGGAAAAGAGATTCCTAAAATTCACCCTGCGCAGAAGCCCGTAGCCGTAATTAAGAAACTGATTGAAATTTTTACGGACGAAGGGGACATCGTGATTGACCCTTGTGCTGGTAGTGGTTCGACACTAAGGGCAGCAATGGAAATGGGAAGAAACTCGTACGGATTTGAAATTTCAAAGGAATTTTACAGACGAGCAAAAGGCGAAATGCTTGTTATACCAAATCATTGTTATGTAAAAATAAATGGTGATGCGATTCTAAGGGGATTGAAAGATGGACTATCAAAAATTTAAGAAAGCGAAGGCTATCGAAAAGAAGAACAAGGAACGCTTGCTGAAAGTCAACCCAAAACTGAATGAGGATAGCGGAATTTATTTCCTAACAAGAATTGATGAAAACGGATTTAAGTACGCATATATCGGGCAAGCGGTACATATTCTGACGAGGCTTGCACAACATCTTGTTGGCTATCAGCATATCGACCTATCTTTGAAAAAACACGGCTTATACGATGCCGAAACAAATCAGTATGGATGGAAAATCGGATTTATGCTTTACAAGGATACCGAGTTGGATAGTGCGGAACAGCACTGGATAAAGAAATATGCTGATGGTGGTTATCAGTTGCGGAACAAGACAAGCGGCTCACAAGGCGAGGGAAAATCGCAAATTGCGGAATATAAATCCGCTAAAGGCTATCGTGACGGCTTGGAGCAGGGAAGAAAGAATCTTGCAAAGGAATTATCGCATATTGCCGAAAAGCACCTCACAATCGAAATTAGAGCGGATAAGAGGGGCAACAAGATTTCAGAGAGGCAGTATGAGAAGTTTATAGAATTGATGAAAGGAGAGGTGGATTCGTGAAATTCATTGACTTCTTCTCTGGTGTAGGCGGTTTCCGCAGAGGGATGGAACTGGCAGGACATGAGTGTGTGGGATTCTGTGAATTTGATAAATTTGCAGTAGCCGGCTACACAGCCATGCACCTTATGACAGAACAGGAGCGAGAGTACATAAGCACGTTGCCAAAAAACAAAAGAGTAGCAGAAGCAGAAAAGGAGGAGTACAGGCATGGAGAATGGTATGCAAATGACATTAGACGGATTTTCGCCGAGGACATCCCGAAAGCCGACTGCTGGTGTTTCGGATTCCCCTGTCAGGACATCAGCGTTGCCGGAAAGCAGCTTGGCTTTGACGGAGCAAGAAGCAGCTTATTTTTCAGAGTTATCAGACTTGTGCAAGATCTCGAAGAAAAAGATAGACCCACATACTTATTCATTGAGAACGTTAAAAACCTACTTAGCGTTAATGGGGGAGCGGACTTCCTTAAACTTCTCCTTGCGCTGGACGAAAGCGGGTACGATGCAGAATGGCAAGTTGTCAACTCTGCCGATTACGTCCCACAAAACAGAGAAAGAGTTTTCATTATCGGACATCTTAGAGGGCGAAGTAGCGAGCAAGTATTTCCTATCGAAGGAGCAGACAGCGAAAATTGTATTCGGCAAGTAGGAAATTTCATGACGACGAAGAAGCGAAGCAATCCAAATCAAGGGCGCATATATGCCGTCGATGGTATTGCACCGTGCTTAAACAAGATGGACGGCGGCGGACGCGAACCATATATAGCCCTATCTGCATTTTGCGATATGTCCGAAGGAGCAGGGGAGCAACTGTATGAGAAAGCGTTTTGTTTGCAAGCAAGATATAACAAAGGCGTTTGCAATCGAAGAAATGAAGTGAGTGGTGTTTGCGTTCCTGTACTTACACCAGATAGAGAGAAAAGACAGAACGGCAGAAGGTTTAAAGACAATGGAGAGCCGATGTTTACGCTTACAGGGCAGGACAGACACGGAATCGGAATTGAAATTGCAGGGATTTTGCGGAATGTTAGGACGGAATACGGAAAGAAAATTCGGAAAGATTATGAAAGCGGAAAACTTGATATTTCAAGGCACGATTTCCTTGTGAGCGAAATCAGAAAAGATGGAATCACAAATACATTGTCCACGGTTCAAAAGGACAACCTGTTAGCTACGAAGATTGTAGGTTGCATAGACCCGCAAGGAAGGAAAAAGAAAAAAGTTGCACCGAAAGACATGATACCAACGCTTAGAGGTCAATCGCATGGAAATGAACCGAGAGTTCGCATAAAGGTTAAAGCAGAAAACGGACAGGACATTAAGCAAGGTATTTTCGTGCAATTATCGGAAAATTTTACCGTATACGCCGTTTGGTACGAAAAATATCAGTGCTATATTGCTATCCGCAAACTGACACCGAGAGAATGTTTCCGGTTGCAAGGATGGTCGAATGAATATTTCGATAGGGCTGAATTGGTAAACAGTGACAGTCAGTTATATAAACAGGCAGGGAACGGCGTGACCGTACCGGTAATATACGAGATTGCAAAAAGGATGATGGTGGAGAAACAGGAATGAGAGAAAGGAGCTATTCAATCATGAAAATCAGCACAGCCTGCAAGATATTCTTGCAAGTAAACAGCGACAAATACACGGACGAAGAGAAAGGAATGGCAATTTATGAAGTTCTGAAAATGCCAACGCACAACGGCATTACAAAAGATGCCATGCTGAAGGTTATCGAGTATCTTCTGAATTTGGCGTTCGACATTCCGGAAGAAAACGAAGCGGAGCAGAATGATTAAAAAAACAAAGAAACCAACAAATACCATGCCATTTGCGACTGCTGTTATGAATATGGCAGTTTTAAGCAAGGAGTGAAGGAAATGAGTGTGACACTTGAAGAAAAGATTAAGCAGTTAAGAGCGGCAGAGAAACGGCTCCGGAAACATCTGTCGGAGGATGAATTTGGAGTGGTCAGAAGAACTGCGGAGGGATTTGGACAGGAAGCTGACTTGCTGGAGGAACTAAAACGCTACAGGGACTTGGAAGAACAGGGGCGGTTGTTGGCGCTGCCTTGTGGGGTTGGAAAATATGAAAAAAGATTAGTCGATTTAGATAAAGCCATGGACGAGAGTACTTTATGTGATTGGTATATAACGTCCGTATCGCTGAAAGATGAACCGGTGTGGACAGATAGGCATATCGAAGAGTTGTTGAATGATTTTTATGTTATTCCAAAAGATTAAGGAGGAACAAACATGGACGCAATAAAATTCTTGAAAGAAAAATATAGAATGACAAAAAAATGCAGTATTTGTTGCGCTGATTGTCCGCTTAGCAGTGAAAAAAACCCAACTGGTTTCGCGTGTGGCGATTTGCAGAGAGTGTATTCAGAGATTGCAGTTTCTATTGTACAAAAATGGTCGGAGGAACATCCGCCGGAAACAAGACTGACAGAGTTTTTGAAACACTACCCAAATGCACTAATGGAGGATGATGGAACTCCGGAAGTGTGTGTAAACGAATTGGGACTCAAAAGAGATGACGGATGTATCTCGAACTGTATAAAATGTTGGAACACACCGATTGAGGAGGAATGACAAAATGGCAATTAAACCGATTTTATTTAATACAGAAATGGTACAAGCGATTCTGGATGGACGAAAGACATGCACTCGGCGGATTGTGAAAGGTGCTATCCCTGATGATGCGATGTGGGGGTATACCATGTTTACACCAAAAGGCTGTATATCTTGCAGGGGGGTGTATGCCGATGGATACGGCGAAGGATTTTACAAATTGCCGTACCAACCGGGGGACATTCTGTATGTTCGGGAAACATGGTGTAAAGGTTCTTGGATGAATGAAAAAGAAAGATATTATTACAAGGCGGATGACAACGATTTTCATTGTGTATGGCATCCATCAATTCACATGCCGAAAGAAGCTGCTCGTATCTGGCTGAAGGTGACGGATGTTAGGGTGGAACGATTGCAGGATATGACAGATGATGATGCAGAAGCAGAGGGATGTTTCGATTATACATCAACAGCACTTGGTTTTCCCGATGTATGGGATTCCACCATCAAAAAATCTAACCTTGACCGCTACAGTTGGCAGGCTAACCCATGGGTTTGGGTGATTGAATTTGAACGGTGCGAGAAGCCGAGGGAGGGATGGAACAGGAGTACAAAGTATGAATCTTAACGAGAAAATCAACAATAAATAAGAGTGTGGTGTTGTTTATGGCAATATACAGGAATTTGCATATATCGTTCTGGACGGACAGCAAGGTCGAGGATGATTTCACGCCAGAGGATAAGTATTTCTATGCTTATCTTCTGACAAACCCACAGACGAACATCTGCGGCTGCTATGAGGTCAGTTTTAATCAAATATCGCACCATACAGGATATACGAAGGACACAATTTCAAGGCTGATAAGGCGTTTTGAAAATGTGCATGGCGTGATTCGGTACTGTGCGGAAACAAAGGAAGTCTTGATTCTCAAATGGTACAAATACAACTGGAGCAAATCTGAGAAAACGCTTATAGGTGTTGAGAATGTTGCAAAGCATATTAAGTCCGATGATTTTAGGCGGTACGTTATGGATACGGTAAATAAGGTTAGAGGCAGTGCGGATGATTGCCAGACGGAAGAAGAATCGAAAAGTATTCCTTCCGTTTCTGCAAAGAAAGTATCTTATGCGGATATGCTGAATGATATGGTTTCCGAGTTTGCTATTTCCGATTATCTTCTGGAATCTGTGCAGGATTGGATAGCATACAAGGGGGAGAGAAATTTCAAGTACAAAGAAAGAGGATTGCGTACACTTTTAAAAACAATATCCGAAAAGTCAACACAGTACGGAGATACGGCGGTGTCAACGGCAATAAATGAAAGCATTTCAAGCGGATATCAAGGTATTGTTTGGGAGAAAATCGGGAAGGCTTCCAGTAGCGATATAAACTGGAATTTTTAGGGGGTGTGTTTTGTGCTGACAAAAGAGGAAACGAAGAAAATCCTGCGTATCATGTGTAACTGTTTCCAGAATTTCAGACCATCGAATATTGCAGAGACAACAGAGGTTTGGGGAATGATACTTTCAGATTATACATATCAGCAGATTTCGGTTGCGTTGAAATCCTATATCCTGTCTGATACAAGCGGATTTGCACCGACAATCGGGCAGTTGGTTGACATGGTTCATTCCGTCAGCAAGCCGCAGGAATTGAACGAAATGGAAGCGTGGGCGTTGGTTAGTAAAGCAATCAGAAATAGCGGATACCGATATACCGAGGAATTTTTGAAACTTCCTGCAATCATTCAACGTGCAATCGGAACGCCAGAACAGCTAAATATCTGGGCTACGGATGAAGATTATAACGAGACAGTAGTTATGAGTAATTTTCAGAGGTCATACCGGCTTGTGCTGATGCAGAAAGATGAGAGTGCAAAGTTGCCAACAGAAGTGCGGAATTTGCTTTCCAATAACGAGAATCCTGCCAGAATAGAAATGCAGGATAGAATTAAGCAGCTTTCTAATGCGTTTGACGAAAAGAGCAAGTTGTTGATTGAGGGCAGGGAGAAGAAAGAAAGAGTAGTGGATGATTCTGTTATGGACACCGTTCATGCAGAATTAGAGAAAATAAAGGCAATGAGTATCAGATAAAAACCAGAACGGAGGAAGATTTATGAAAACGCCAATCGTAAAATCTGATGAAGGAAAACCGCAGCTTAACCTTGTGCCGTTGGAGCTTTTAGAACCATTGGCAAGGGTGCGTGAATTTGCTGTTGAGAAATACGGTCTTGAAGGTATCGAATCATGGCGCAATATTTCCGATGATAGACTGTTAGCCGCTCTGCTGCGGCATACGATTACTTACCAGAAAGACCATGACGCGCGTGATGAAGAAAGCGGCTTGCCTGCCGCATATCATGTAGCTATCAACGGTGCATTTCTTGCCATCAAGGCTATGGAGAGAATGAAAGTAAGATGCGGATACTAAACAGGGGAAATAAACTTTTACGAAAATCTGCCGCCAGAATTGCAGAAAAGGGTAGATAAATTTATTTCTGTGGTTTGCAAGGGTAGTGTGAAAGATGAACCTGAATCAGATTGAGAGGATACTATTTTTCAGGCCGACAAGAAAGGAAATAAAAAATTGCTTTGGTCTAATGAGGATACATAAAGGAGGTATTCCTAAGTGGCTTTGCGTAATTTGACAAAGCCGGAATTGCGAGAAATTTTAGAAAACGCCAATTTTACCGAGGATGAGATGATGGTATTTCAACTGTCCAGTAACGGTTCGCCCATTGACTATATAGCGGACACGATGAAAATATCATCATCTACGGTAAATCGTATTTTGAGGAAAATTTATAAGAAAATGGAAAGGATTGAGGATATGTCGAAACCAGAAGTACCGATTTGGCAGAAAGTTACAATGACGATTGATGAAGCGTCCGCCTATAGCAATATCGGAACGGCAACGCTCAGAAAACTTGCGAATAACCCAAGATGCACTTTTGCTCTTACAAACGGGAACAGAAAGCTCATTAAGCGAAAGGAATTCGACAAGTTTATTGAAAATACTGTTGAGATATAGACAGAAATTAGCCCCGTATGGTAGTATGAAGCTGTATGGGGCTTTTCTCAAAATGAAAGGGTGTGTAACGATGGGAAAAGACCTTAGAGGTAAAGAATTAGGCGTTGGTATCAGCCAACGGAAAGACGGAATGTATACAGGACGTTTTACAACAAAATCTGGAAAACGAAAACAGAAATACTTTCATAAGTTGCAGGAGTGCAGGGCATGGATGGCAGATGCGCAGTTTGAGGATGAACATGGTGATGTGTTCTTTTCTGACTCTCCAACAGTCGATGCGTGGTTTGATTACTGGATAAATGAAGTAAAGGGAGATAGCATAAGAATTATAACAGAAAGAAACTACAGAAGTATGTGGAGCTTTTCTATTTCTCCAATTATTGGGAATATGGAATTAAAAGACGTAAAGCCGATTCATTGTCAGAAAGTACTAAATATGATGAATGAAGGGCATAAGACATCTACCATTAAGGTGCATAGAGATTTAATGTGGAGTGTTTTTGAATGTGCTGTCGAAAATTATTTAATAGAAAGAAATCCTGTAAGAAGGAATGTGAAAGCAACTGGTGGTAAAAAAACAGAAGCGCGAGAAGCACTAACTGTTGATGAGCAAAAAACTTTCTTAAAAGAATCAGAAAAATCATCATTTTATAATGGATATGCGTTTGTGCTGCAAACCGGGATTCGGGTTGGAGAATTGATTGCGTTAAAGTGGTCTGATGTAGATTTTAAAAATCGAAAAATAAAAATACAGAGAAGTGCATCGGAGGTCGCGAAACAAGGGTTTGTAATCGGAGAACCAAAGACAAAAAGCGGGCATCGGGAGATACCGCTTACAAAAGAAGCTGTCAATATTTTATATAGTCAAAAAGAGAAGAATTCTCAAAACAAAATTATTCCAATCCAGTATGCAGATTATATTTTTCTGAACAAAAACGGAAATCTAATTCAAAAGTCAGCGTATAATCAAGGAATATATGCTATTTGCAATAGATTGGGAATGAGAAAGTTCTCAATTCACTTGCTAAGGCACACATTCGCTACGAGATGTATAGAAAGTGGCATGCGCCCTAAAACGCTGCAAGCAATCCTAGGTCATAGCAAAATTGAAATGACGATGAATTTGTATGTTCATGTAACGGATGAATCCAAACTGGAGGAAATCGAAGCAATAGAAAAAAACTTAAAATTGGTGTAGAAATTGGTGTAGAAATAAAAAATACATATAGAACACCTTGTTTTATCAATGTTTTTAATAAGTATATACATTTTGGGAATGAAATGATATTGAAATTTTTATTCAAAATGAAAATATCTTGCTATAACTTTAAAAACATTGTTAATAACTTTATTTTCAATGGTTTTGAGTAATTCATACAAAAAAGATAAACATTGAATAACTTTTCAAAACCAATGAATAATTTTTAGAAAAATGGTGTAAAATTGGTGTAGTGGTGTAGAATTGGTGTAGAAAAGCCCCATACAAAACAAAAAAATATATGACAGAAAGTTGAGCGAAAGATGACACTTTTGGCTCTTTTTTTATGCGAAAATATAGGTAGAAGGAGGTTGATGGAGAATGTTTTCAGATGAAGTCCTAGAGAAAATTTTCAGCCGTGAAGATGTAATGAAAATACCTCTGACGTATCAGTCAGTTATGGTTCGGGCGGTGCAGGAGGTTTTAGAGAAGGAGGGAATCGACTATGCAACCAAATCCTTATCAGAGCATGAACTATAATATCCAGCAAGCATATCCGCAGTATGGGTACAATCCATACTTTCAACAGACGCGGATGCAGCAACCGCAGATAGAACAGGTGCAGCCAGTAAATCAGCTTCAACAGCAGATGCCGCGTGGCGTAAATGGGCGCGTGGTGCAGTCTGTGGAAATGATAACGGCAAATGATGTGCCTATGGATGGTTCGGCGGCGTTCTTTCCGATGCAGGATATGAGTGCAATATTTGCTAAGTCTTGGAACGCTGACGGAACGATTAAAACCGTAACTTTCAAGCCAGTAAATGAGACTGCACCTCAAAATTCGGCTCAGATTCAAGAAAATCTCAAATTTGAACTGTCGGAAGGTACGGTTACAGCTTTCATGGATAGATTTGATGAACTGTCTGAAAGATTAGAACAGTTGGAACTCTCCGTAAATAAAACCGCTTCAAAATCCAGTACACAATCGACCAAAAGAAAGGCGGATGCAGAATGAAGAATTTATTTCAACTCCTTGGCGGTATAAGAAATCCGCAACAATTTTTACAGAGCATGATGAACAATAGTCAAGTGATGGGAAACCCTATGGCGAAAAATGCCATAGACATGATGCAGAAAGGGGATGCCAAAGGCGTAGAGCAGATGGCAAGAAACCTCTGCAAAGAGAAAGGGGTAAACCCCGATGAAATAATGAAACAAATGAAAGATAAGTTTGGAATGTAAGACATATTAGAGGTTGCGCGCAAAAAACCTTGGTGCCTCTTTATGAATAAAAATAATCAATCAAAAGGAGGAATCTAATATGTTCAACTCTACAAACAATACACCTTTTACTATGCCAGTAATGCCGGCAACAGGCGGTTATGGCAATGACGGTGCTTTTAGCGATGGCGGATGGCTGTGGATAATCGTAGTTTTTGCTCTGCTTTTCGGTTGGGGCAATAACGGTTTCGGCGGATTCGGCGGCAACGGTGGCGGCTATGTAGCAACAGCAGCTACACAGGCAGATATCCAGAGAGGATTCGACACACAGTCTATCATCGGAAAACTTGACGGCATCTCCAACGGTATGTGTGATGGGTTCTATGCACAGAACACCACTCTGATGAACGGTTTTCATGGCGTAGATAACGCTATCTGCAATCTTGGTTACCAGACACAGCAGGGGTTCAACACAACCAATGTTGCACTGATGCAGGGTCAGAACGCATTGCAGGCACAGCTTGCCGATTGCTGTTGCCAGAACAGAGAAGCAATCGCTCAGGTAAGATACGATATGGCGCAGGATACTTGTGCATTGCAGAACACGATGAACACAAATACCCGTGACATTATCGACAACCAGAACGCAGGAACAAGAGCAATCCTCGACTACCTGTGCGCTAAGGAAAACGCCGACCTGAGAGATAAGGTTCAGAAGCTGGAACTGGCTGCTTCTCAGTCAGCGCAGAACGCTTATATCGCGGCAAATCAGGACGCGCAGACAGCGGAATTGATTAGAAGAATCAACCCTATGCCTGTACCTGCGTATAACGTTCCTGCCCCTTATCCTTATTCTGGATATGGTAACGGTTGCGGTTGTGGTTGCTGATGACAGACAATCAAAATAAAGGGTTATCTTATTTAGATATGCTTACCATCCTGTCTGTGTTTTTGCAGCTTGTGACTTGCCAACAGGTATCGAACGATACGCTGTTGAAGGAATTGCATAGGCAGGATGGATATTATCTGGATAAGATAATGAAAGACCAGAAGGAAATACTAAAAATGCTATCTGATATTAAATCAGACTTCGCCCGCAGTGGTTGATACAAATAGGGTAGACAGAAGTCTACCCTTAATTTTTTAGGAGGTGTTATTTTATGGCTTGTAAGAACGTATGCCGACTTTGCGATAATTTCATTATATCGCAGTCAGTGAATTTTACAGGCGGAAATCTGATTATAGATTTACCTGCTGGCAGTTATGCAGACTGCCGAAAAGTTTGTATTGTGGTGGCTCAAAAAATCCCCGATACCACTACAATCAATGCTCCTGTTTTTATTACGATTGGCGGTGGGGCTGTGCAGTATCCGCTTATGAAGCGTAATTGCAGACAGGTTGTAGCATCTGGCTTGAGAACAAGAACCAGATACAAAACCATAGTTGAGACAACGAACAATTCTGGATTTTTCAGAATGATAGGGGAGCCTTGCTGTACGCCAGATAACAGATTATCTGCTATCAACGGAGAAAGTGTCCCTGCAACAACAGGCGGAGGTGAATAATTTATGCACATTGAGAGAATGCACAAAATGATTGAGTGTCTTTGCGAAAAGGCATGGTCCGAAATGGAAAAAGGTCTGGAATGTGTTGATACCGCCGAAATGGGACAGGTTGTCGATATGATTAAAGACTTAAACGATGCCGAATACAAAGCGGTCATTACAAAAGCTATGCAGAAGGCAGAAAAAGAGGACGAAGAAGAAGATAAGGAAATCCTCAGACGGTTGAAATCCGAATACTACGATGGCGTAGAAAGGCGTTTCTACGACCATTATAGATACGCTGACGGTAGATTTGCACCAAAGGGCAGAGGAACACGCAGAAGCTACACAGAACCGCCTTATTACTTCCAGACACCCGATATGTACCACGAATGGGATAGCAAGAGTGATGCGGAGCGTGGCAGAGATTTAGACCGTATGGGCGGTAGAATGTACTACACCGAACCCACGATGAGCGGCTACGACAAGGCGAAACGCCACTACACAGAAAGTAAGGAAATGCACAAGGGAAATTCTCAGTCTGATAAAGAACAGAAGATGCGCGACCTTGAAGCATACATGAAGGAACTTTCTGGTGATGTGACAGAGATTCTTTCGGATATGACACCAGAAGAACGCACCCTGCTGAAAGCCAAAATGACAACACTGTTGCAGAAAATCGGCTGACATAAAACGGATAGGGGTATTCCCCCTATCTTTTTTAATTGGGGGTGGTAACGAAATGGTATTCGAGATAAACGGTGTAAAATGGAGCGTTATTTCTGTTATGCCGCTCTCTGACTGTCTGCGCCGCTCTGACGGGAGTTTTACAGTTGGCGTGACTGATAACACTACTCACTGCATTTGCCTTTCTAATCGGCTTGTAGGCGGATTTAAGAGGAAGGTACTGATACACGAATTATGCCACGCAGTCTGTATGTCCTATAACATACATATCCCATTGGAACAGGAGGAATTTTTATGTGACTTTGTGGCTACTTATGGGGATGAAGTTTTCGATATGGTAGATATGATGGTCGGGGAAATTCGGAAAACGGCATAAAAAAAGGGAGTATACCGAAATTGATATACTCCCGATTTTTGTGTAGCTTAGGATTGCAGCTTTTACGAAAGGGTGTACTGTTATTATACCATTTTGTTGGGGTCAACACAATGGTTATTTTTTCGTCAGCACCGCAATACTGCCCTTGCTTGTGATGTTATACCCGATAGCATCCGCTACGTCACGAATTTTGATATAGTTTGTGCCATCCTTCAAAATGCGTTCTGTTTCGTGTTCCTTTCCATCAATGATAATCTTGCACTTCTCTACCACTTCTTCATCCTCCGTTCCGTAGTCGAAAACATCATTTACAAGCAACCAGTGCGTGAATTTATTGCACCGCAGGGGGACTTCTCGCACGCCGTAAGCAGAGCCGTCAGCAGCTATGTAGTAGGGGTAGCCGTTCTTCATGCCTGTGTATACCCCGATATGCCCCTGCATCCAGACTAACGCCCCGATGGGTGCTTTTTCGATGGTTGATATCGGATTGACGCTTTTTGCTCGTTCTTTCCATTGGGTACTGCCGAGTTTTACGCCACACGCCCATGAAATCAGACCAGAGCAGTCTACGCAGACCTTCCCGATTTTCTTTCTGTCACTATTCCATACCATCTTACCGTATTTGTTTTTCAGATAGTTGTAGTTGGCTTCGGTCATTACAGAGCCTTTCATACCATAAACATAATTCGTGCCGATTTTAGAACGGCAAAAGGCTACCAGTTCTTTGCCCGTCATCTTTTTCGCCATATAATCATCCCTTTACAATCTCTTTGACTGCCTTGTTTTCTTTCAGCATTTTTCGCATTTCTTCCAGTGCTTCATCCACCCACATAGAGAAGGTGTCAAATGATACCGCCATAGCAACCGCAGGGAATCTCTGCACGAATAAATCATAGGTCTGCCGCAATTTCAGCTTGCCTGTGCCGCTCCCCAACTCTGCTTCTGCCTGTGTGACCGCCCACAACAGCCACTCCTTGACCTTTTCCCGTTGTGCCGCCGTTGGCATTTTCAGAAACCGCCCGATGAATACACCGACCATTCCTGTGACCGCCATCAACGCAACCACCAAATACCAGTTTTCCATTAAAAATGTAATCTTATGCACTCGCTACATCTCCTTTCACTCTTTCAATACAATATCAGCAATACGGATAACGGCTTCAATGCCGTATTTTTCAGCCCATTCACGAATCAACTTGATAACATATTTGTACCTGTTTTCATTTTTCGATTTCCAATAGTAGAAACCGTTTGCAACGCCGCACTCTGTAATTGAAGCAACCGCCACCTGTGCAAGCGGAGATATATCTTTTTCAGTGACGAAAGTACCATATATAACCGCCGCACTCAGGCAGATTGCTACAAAATCAGATATGTAAACAAGTTTCTTGCTCGTTTCCATTTTTCTTGCCATACGATCAACCTACTTTCTCCCAGCCCTGCTGGTATTCCGAGGGCTTCCAAGTATTGTTATCGATGGTCGAGCGATAGCAAACGCCATTCTCCGTGCAACAGTCCCCCTTCGCGTAGGGGCTGGTTGCCAGCGAGATAAAGGGCTTTGCCTTCGCAGGGTCATCACTCCATACAAAACCCCACTGTGCAGGCAATTCCTCGGGTTCGGCGGTGTAAATGGTGCTGTCATATTTCTGCAACAGCTTCACCACGCGCCCTGCGGTACTTTTGCAGACAAAGCCGACAGGGCGGTTCAGCATATTTTCTTTTTCACAAGCCGTCTGGAAATCTGGGATAAACCTGTCCTCAGCGTTTAATTCCGTTCCTGTCATAGTGTCCGCTTTCTCCTGCACCGCCTGCGCCGCTAACTTTGCCATGTGCTTAATTGTTTCCATCATACCTCATTCACCCCTTCACTGATTGCCGCATTTAATTTCTCTATTGTCACGCTGTCCGCAGTAAGGGCGTTTAACTGCTCCTCGATGCGGTCAATCTGGGAGGGTTGCGGTTCGGGGGTGGGTTCTGGTTCAGGTGGTGTGTATTCCGAAAATGCTCCTGTTTCGGGGTCATAAATCATGCCAAGCGTAACAGTATCGTCACAAGGAATAGCAGTAACAGGGCTTCCGTCTGGGGTCGGTCCCCATTCTGGTTCTATTTCTTGATTTAGCAAAACACCGATTACTCTGTTTTTTGAAATCATTGCATAATTTTTCATGCTATATTCACCTCTTTCTACCATTCGATAATAACAATGCCGTCTCCGCCGTTTTGCACTTTATCTTGGTCAGTTCCGCCATATGGTGTATACGCACCTCCGCCACCATAACCAGCTGGTATCCCGTAACCCTTGGAATAATTACTATAACCGGGAACTGCACCATCACCCAATGAACCGCCACCTCCGCCATGATTTTTCTCTGAATTCGCGTTTGTATGCCCGCCTTTTCCAATAAGTCCATCCGAGCCAAAAGAACCCGCAGATGCTATGCCACCCCATCCGCCTATACCTCCGCCATCTACATGTGTAAGAGAAGGTACACTAGGATATGTAGTACTGCCACATGCACCGCCGGGTAGCGTTACAAGGTTACCCACAACAGTAGGATTACCCGCTACACCTCCTACTATGCTTTTATAAACACCTCCCTTGCCAATTGTAATTTGAATTTTTTGTCCAGGAGTTACCTTAAATGCTTTTTTGAAAATACAAGCACCGCCCTGACCGCCCGCAGCTTGGATTGAACTGCTACCTTCATTGCAACTTGCACCTCCGCCGCAAGCAGTAATCAAAATCTTTGTCACGCCAGACGGAACAGTAAACGTGCCATCTGATGTAAAGGTCTGCGTGCCATGTGCTTGAATTAGAGTACTTAATACTGAATTAACTGTGTCAATTACCCATGCGCCTACATCCCAACTCATGATACAACACCTCCAATCCTTGTTACTGAACTACTAGTATCTATTGTAGTAGTTTTCGTGATTACGTTACCGGAAGGTCCAGTATACTTAGATACTACAGTAGTTAGTGTACTTGAGTTCTTTGTAATTGTTGTAACAGTTTTTCCACCATCACTGTGAGTTATTGTAACTGTGGTTACATTACCTGATTTGCTGATAGTAGTGTCTTCATTAGAAAATCCCTGCACGTTCATGAAGGCTTCTCTGTTTAACGGAGTACCTACAACTGAAGGTTCGTCCGCCATTTCAACCGTCACATATTCGCTTGTGCCATCTGCATGGGTGATTTTTCTCCGCCCTACCTGTGTTGGGATTCTATCTAAAAAATCCTTCATAGCAACCGTTCACCTCCGCTGTTTATCGTTCCGCAGTAGATATATTCCTGCTTCATGTTTTCTGTCATTTCCTTGCCGACCGCGGCAACCCGTTCCCAATCGTTGACCTCCTGCCAATCCAGATACAGGCTTTCGGGGAACACAGGCAATCCCAATCCAACCAAAAACAACCGCACCAGAGCGGTATAATTCGCTCGAATACGGTTGATTTCCGATAACCAAGGTATATTGACTTCCTGCCAATCAGTGTAGGTTGTGCCGTTGAAACTCTCCTTGTAGTTTCTGTAGGTTCTGGGGATGTAGTAGCCTTCCTTCTCAAGCCACTGCATCAATTCCTTGTGGTTGCCCTCAATGCGGTTCAAGTCCTGATAGTTCAGCGCGCCCTTATTGTTTTCCTCGTTCGCCTGAGCCGCTCTCGCCGTAACGGTGTCGGATACAGTTCGGTTAAAAATCGGTGTTATCCAAGCCATTAGCTACCACCCCCAATGATATATTGGCACTCGCCCTTGATTGCACCGTTATAGGTCAATTTCTGCTGAACCATAGTAACAGGCGTTTCATTCGCGAAGTTGCTTGTGAAGTTGACAGAATCGCCAACGTCCAGTTCGGGATATCCTCTGTCTGGCGCACTGTAAGTGTTGCGCCGCAGAGTAACCGCCGCTACCCAGTTTGCGTATGCGATAGCGTCAGTCTGGTTGTCAATGAGCGCATTGCTAACGCCGCTCAAATCCTCGCCAACGTCACTGTATTTCTTCCTGTACTCGATTTTATTCTCCGTAAGGCTATTCCCATTGATAGTGACCGTACCCGTCCCCTTGAGCGTTACAACGGTCTTGTAGGCGTAGAATTTTGGCGTGCCGACAATAGACAAGCCGCCGCTCACTTCCACTTTCTGATTTGTATACGCTTGGTGCGTAAATGTGTACTCATGTGCGTCAGGGGCTGAAATTTCAACAGCATTGACCGCCGCCGTTACCTCCGAGTTTACCTTGATGGAGTTATACTCCACCGACAGGTTGCGAAGGGGAAGTATCTTTGTTGTTGTCGGCGTATCCGTCATTTTGTCAAAGTTGATATCAAATCCTGTCGCGCTGTCATTCTCGCGCAAAATCTGAATATAACCGCCGCGGCTATGGTTCATGATACAACGCCCTGCATTTGCTATCAGCTGCAAGCACTCGTTCACTTTGGAGGATGGCAGGGGATTGTGCGTGTAGATTGTTTTCAACGCATTATCCAGTTCGATTGTATTCTCAAATCCCGCAAATTTCATAACATCTGTCGCAAGGTCGAACAGACTTCTTCCTGCCGCCGAATACACGCCCTCGTCATAAGTCATTGTCAAATGGTCTGCCAGACCCGCACACTTTACGCTGACCTCTGCCACAATTCCAGATTTCGATACATCAAAATCGCCTGTAGAATAAGACAAGCCCCAAGGTATCCACTCGATAGAGCCGTCCGACAATTCATAGCCGTACTGGTAATTGACAGGCTGTCTGCTTTCCAGATATTCCCATAAGCCCGATGGGTTTTCTGGGTCATATCTTCTTTGCGTATCAATCAGCGTAAATTCAAATTCCTGCTTTGGAATCTTAGACGAAAGCAAGTCAATCTCCTTTGTAGAAGAACAACTTGCAATATCATCCGAGCCTAATCGGCTAACCAGACCGTATGTCAAGGAAAGCAATCTCGCCCTGCGGTGCGGTATATTCGAGTTCAGCCAATAGAAGGACAGTTCATTGCATAACGGAATCTGGTCTGCCATTTCCCAATATGTAGTATCAGGCGAGTAGGTTTTATCGAATACAGATACAGAATCTTTCTTTGCCAGAATCCGAAAACTGTTCGGGTAATCACCCATGCTGTCATCAAACTGGAAGGTCAGCCCGGGAAACTGCACATAATCGCCGAATGAAATTTTCACAAGCGGATTTGCAGTGTATGCCCCTGCATCACCGCTGATTGTCAATCCTGCATATCCCTGATAGATGGGGTTGCTCTCCGGCGGCAGAGGGTTCTTTCCGTCCAGAATAAATCTATTTCGCTCCAACGTCTGATAGGTGGATGGGGCGGTTGTGCCGACATCCACGCTATCAACATCACTGTACGGCAAATGTCCGTTATCTGTTGGCGTACTCAAGCCGGGTGCGTCTGGGTCTGTCACGCCAAATACAATTCTAACATAAGAAGGATTGCGGAGCGTTTGCTCTGTTTCCTCTTTCCATTTTGCTGTTACTGGATACATAAAACCACCGCCCCGCTATTTCCCTGTGTCGATAAGGGATGTCTTTAACCCTGTAAACATTTTCGGTGTGCCATTCTCGGACACCCAATATGTAGAAACGGAATAATCGCCCCAATACATTTCTCTTGTGATGAATTTCCCTTCCTTTGGGTCATAGTAGGTTACGTTTCCTATGAAGGTTTCAATCAACTGTAAAATCTTCTGCAATTCCTTTGGATAAATAACCTTCCACTCCAAATTCAATTTTACTTGGCGGCGGTTTATCTTTTGAGCCACCACAACGCCGTTTGCATTTCTGCCGCTGTCAACTAACTGCTGACCTTCGTATTCCTGCACAGAAGGACAGGTAATTTCTGTGCCGTTATATTTGATTACTGCCACAAAAACCACCTACCTTTGAAATGCACCAAGACCAAAGTTTATCCCTCGTCTTGCGGATACTTTCTGCTGATTGTTATAAATAACGTCTCCATCTAGTTCAATCTTCTGGTTCAGTTCGATTGGCTGACTGCTACCGTTCGCCATTGCCTGTGACATAGCCGTTAAAACAGCATTAAAAATTGCACGTTCTATCTGGTCATTGCCGCCAACGGCTGTTTTGCCGCCAATACTTCCGACCAGTTCCGGTCCTGCCTCTCTTGCAATAAACAGTTCGCCAGACCGAGGAAAACCGCCATTCGCAAACATTTCTATATTGAAACGCTGTGCTTGTTGCATGGTGTAGCCGCCGACATGACTGTATTTTTTACCAGTCAATCCTGCCAGTGAGTTTGCATCGGAAACCATCTGGTTCAGCATCCTTGTAACCTCATCAGATACTTGCTGCAAGGTCTGTCTGATAGCATCAAACGTGTTGTAAATGTTATCGTAAACTTTCAGCAGATACGCCGTTATCTGTGCCTTGGAAACCGTACCGAAATTCGTTGTCATAGCACTTATGCTCGAATAGAATGCATTCATACTTGAAATGATATCCGCCTTTAGCCTTTCAAAGTTTTCCCTCAATATAGCCCATGTTGCATCCCATTGTGAAATATCTGGTGCTTCGACCGATACAACAGGAGCAAGACTGCCACCGCCAGATACTTTGTCTACGATTTCATCAATAACACTGCCTGCACCTTTGACGGATTCTTCCATACCTTCTATGATGCCTGCGCCAACCCAAACGCCTGTTTCACGCTTAAACAATCTGGAAGGGGAGTGGATTTCAGCTTCTTTGTTTACTTTTTCAAGCAGTTTTTTTACAAAGCCGCCAACCTTATTTCCGAAATTACTTGCACCCTCCAAAATGCCATCCAGTATAAAGCCGCCAATACTCTTAATGCTTTCTATGGTTTTTTTCAATTCTTCCATGATTTTCTGCGGAAGTTTCCCGAACCATTCAGCAACCTTATCCAAGATTTTCGGCACTTCTGTGTTTACCTTTTCGATTGACTTATCTTTCCAAAGAGTGATTTTCTCAAGGAACAGAATTATTTTCTCGTAAATCTTCTGCGGAAGTTGAGCGAACCAAGTGGCAACACTGGTAACGATGTTGTTTACCTTCTCGCTGAATGTGTTGTATACACTTGTAGCCCAATTCGGTATTGTCTCTGTAAAGAATACAGAGATAGCAGTACCGACTTTGCTTGGCATTTCAGAGAACCATTTGACAATATCACTTACAATCTGTGGTATTGTTTTTGTGAAGAAATCCTTGATAGCTTTCCATTTTTCAGAAATAGTCGTTTTGACAGATTCCCACAGTTCAGCGGTTGAAGTTTTTACCTCCGACCATTTCTCTGGATAGTAGCTTACAATTTCATCCCATGTTGTTTTGAAAAAGTCTTTGATAGCGTTCCATGCCCCGACAGCTTTTTCTTTGATGGATGCCCATGTTTCATCACTTACGCCGCCCAACGCACGCAAGGCAACGGATATTCCCTCAAAAGCCAATAATGCACCGCCGAACAACTGACCGCCCGGAATAAAAAGAAGGGCGATTCCTGCAATAGTGATTCCTAAGTCTCCGAAATCAATATTAAGTTTTCCGAGCCAATCCTTTATCATTCTGAAAAAATTTGCAAATTCTTCTTCGATTCTGGATGTATCAATGCCGATAAATTCAAGGAACGGTTTGAGCAAATGATTCCATATTCCAGAACCAATATCATAAAGAACCCTTCCAACCGCCTTGAATACATCACTAACAACGGTCAAAATACCCTTAAATATTTCCTTCGTTCTTTCAAGACCTTTCCTGAACGATTCTGACGTTTGGTACAGGTACACAAACCGCCCAACAATAATGCCGATAACAATAGACCATCCAAGGATTGTAGGTGCAACCTTCATTAGTTCGGCAATGATAAGACCGATATTTGAAAGGACTTCTGGAAATCTATGCAATTTTAAACTAAGCCTACTCAATGCTTGCAATTCCTGTAATTTCTTTTTCAGTTCTGCAAGTTGTTTGAATAATCCCATTGCAATTTTCCAAGCCGCCAATCCTGCCGCAATAGATGTAATCAACGGCAGCAGCTCTTTGAACCGTTTTGCTAAATCCTGTATCTTGGAATCAATCTCGACAGTTTCAAACATATCGGTAGGGAGAAGGTCTCCTGCGCCGCCAGCACCACCGCCACCAGCACCGCCGCTATCGTTCTGCTTAGTGTCTATGATGTGCAATTCATCAAATCCGAGCGTATAGTCCTGCATTTCCTTTAATGCCTTAGCCGCTTTTCCTGCGCCGCCTGCCGTTTTTTGCAGACTTTTCGCGTAGTCCATCTGCACTTTTTTAGCCTGTACCGCATACCCTTTGCCCGTAAGTGCCGCAATGAATTGCCCCAACATATTGATTGCCTTCGCAAGCCAACTAATGAAAGTAGCAAGGTAGGGTGCGACAACAGAAAGAATAGGCTCAAATGCCGCCGCAAATGCGTTTCTCAACTGCATTAAAGCGGACATCATAGAGGAAATGTTGGCGTTTACCGATTGGCTGTACTGCGCTAAACTTTGTATACCCTCTGCAAATGCAGACTGTATGGTACCAATCAGCTGAAATACAGTGGAGTACAGTACAGACATACCAACCATTTTTGGCAAAGAAAAACTATTGCGACCGCCAGATCGACCAAAAAGCCCACCGGATGAACGACCACGAGATTTATTTGAGCGTTTCCTCGTTCCTTCACGTTGCGTTTTTTTGCCCTGATTTTCCTGCAATCCTTCTTGAATGTTCGGTATTTTAGAGCGTGCAAGTGCAATAGTATCTTTCAGATTAAGATTTGCTATTTTTGATTTTTGGCTTATTTTTTCCAACTGCTTTTCAAGTGGCTTTAACTGTTTGGCATTTGCGCCGGCAGACTTTAATTCTTCTATGGTTTCGGTCAGAACTCTAACCGTATTCTCCATATTTTTAAATTCTCGTTCTGCCTTTTCGACTTCCGGAAACTTAATTTCACTAAGTCCGAGTTTTTCTAAGTCAACTCTAAATCCATTGATAAGACTTTTGGATTCCTCAATAGTTTCAGCGAATTTCCCGTTATCAATATCCAGAACGCCTGTCATGCCAAGATTTTTTGAAATCTCTTTTTCTATTCCGGAAAATCTGTCTGTTTTTGCGGCGTTTTCAGAAACGCGTTCCATTGCGGCGGCAAGCTGTCCTGCAACGGAAACAGCACTGCTTGTTTCGCTCGTTAAATCCGACATTGATTTTGCGGCATCCTGTATCGGTTTTCCGTTAATCTGCTTGCCCATGTCAAAAATAGGGATGTCCTTCAAATGGCTATAATCTTCAACAGGTGCAGATTCTTTTTTTGACTTTTTTGCAAGTTGTCCGAGATTCACGCCTTTTAACGAAGCGCCGATTTCCTTTGCGCTTTTTGCGGCTTTTGAAAAGTTTTGTGCTATGATTCTTGCTTGTTTCGCAAATTCTTTTATTCCGTTAATCTCTATTTCTGGCGTTTTAATGCTCTCCAAAGCAGATTTAATTTCACGAATCTGTTTTGTGGAATCCCCTGTTTTCCCGATACCCTCAATAGTCTTGCTTAGCTTTTTGACAGACTTTTCCGCATCGGCGGCATCCGCCACAATCTTTATCTCAAGTTTATCTATTTCACTCATTATTCATTTCCACCACCTTCCCATGAGAGATTTCAAAGTTAGACTGCATAGTTTTCAAACGCTCAACAAACAATTCACGCTGTTTTTGCAATTCATCATCGGAAAGAGGTTTGTTCTGCTTTTCGATTTCTTCAAAGAACGGATTTTGGGGATATTCTGATTTCGCTTTTCTTCCTGCCAAATTTCGCTCTACACCGACAGTGACGGCGGCAAGCGTATACTGACCGTTTATCCAATTCATGTAATCTGCGTTTCTGACACGCTGGTTGTATCCTTCTGCAATCGCAGACAATATTCTCGGATTCATTCTCCAAAATTCATCCCACGAAACCCCAATAGCGTATGCCTGTGGGAACCATTCAGAAATCAACAACTCACGAAACGATTTGTAGGTTTTTCTTATTCCGCTTCGCTCTGATTTTCCGCAGTTTCCGCTTCCGTTGTCTTGTTGGCAGCCCGAAAAAAATCAGACTGTTCCATAGCATCAGACATAGCTTCTGCCATTTCTTCAAAACTTCCTCCGGAAACAATGTGTTTCTGCATTTCTTCCCCAGCCGCGTTTCTTCCAATGCCAGCACAGATACCGAAATACGCTCTCATCATGGACATGGGCTTATCCTGCATAGCTTCAAGAGAAATACCTTCGTCCTCCAAGTCGCAAACAAGGTTAAAATCAAATTCTTTTGCCTTATATACTTTTCTGTTAATGGTAAAGTTTTTCATTTGCATATCTCCTTTTTCTGAACAAATAAAAAAGGGATGGGTCTTTCTCCATCCCTTTAAGTTTTATTAGTAGTAATATTCGGCTGAATTGGCGTTTTCTTCGCTATCCGTCACAGCCTGTTCATTCTGCGAATAGCGTTTTATTCCCCCGTGAACGCAACCGTAACATCCATGCCCTTATATTCTTCAATCGTCAGCGGCATTTCAACTGTCAAAAGTTCGTTCTGGCTGATTTCCGGCTGTGGAATCTGTTCGGGAGGTTGTGCCACAACAAAGAAAGAGTTTTCAAAACCAGGCACGATTGTTTCAAACCACATTCTTTTGCCGCCTGTCAGACCTTTGTATTCTGTAATCAGACTCTCCCATTCTTTTCTGGTATCATCTGTAAGGTTTACAGTGATATTGAAAGAGCCACCTGTGTCAGCTCTACCCTTAACGTATCTTGTAATTTCATCTTCCAGCGCAGAAGCGTCAATCTGTTCCGGCTCAATAGTAATGCCGCCGATAGTATTTATTCTTGTCAGCTTTTTAAAGCTTGTTGGTTTTGTTCCCGCTGTGGTTTCCACACCGTAACCGAATGTGATTCCCAAACTGGAAATACCTGCTACTGCCATATTCATTCCTCCTTTTTTGCATAAAAAAATAAAGCCCTAAATGGCTTTATCACGTTAAACTGTCATTTGCTCCTATTGTCCTTTGGAATCTTGCGGTACTTCTGTATGTATCCCCCTCATTAAATTCTGGAAGGGCGATAACCTTGAACCGCATTTCCTTGAATACATCTGCTACAACAGACATTATTCTGCCTACATCCGATTGGCTTGTGTTTGTGAATACATCCACTTGGAAGGTTTCCAATGTTGCGTTTATGGAAAGTCCCTCAAGGTCCGCTCCACGCTCTGCCGCCGCCATACGATGAATATAGACGGTAGGGAAGATGGCATCACTTAACTTCTTTCCGTTGCTTGTGAAGTATACAGTTGGAAATTTCGATTCCAATTTTGGCTTAGCTTTCGTTTTTACGATTGAGAACACAACCGTTCCAATATCATAAGCCCATGAATTATCACTCAACCAAACACCTCCTTTGCAACCTCCGCAATCTTTTCTGCTAATTCTATGGACGTTTCATACATGAATGGGCGAGAGGGCAGACCTTTTGTCCAGTGCCGTTTTCCGTCCCTGTAATACCACCATCCAGATTCTCCATGTTCGTTCACATCATATTCCCAACCGACAATACCTTTATTTTTGTGCGGCTTCATCTTTCCGACAATACCTGTACCAAACTCAACAAACTTCGCCCAAGGGCAGCCAGTGTATACAATCCACGTTGCGCCTTTTTTAATGACCGCCCCTTGCTCATAATTGATACTGCTAAGAAGTTCTCCTGTATAAACGGCATCGTATTGAGCAACCTTCATTTTGGCGGTCTGTACGCCAATTTGAGCGATTTTTTTCGCAAACTCGTTACATTTATCGGTTAAACTATATGCGTAGTTCTCAACCTCTTTTACGGCGTTCTGGATGGACTTATTGGACATGATATTGATTGATATTTTCTTCGACATAGAACCACCTACAAAATTTCAAGTTCTTGGAACACTTTAAATATTTTTGGCGATTGTATTGCAATCCAGTCAACCATTTCCTCGTTCTCAGCCCATGCGCCATAAATCCCGTGTGTATTGGAAGATAAACCACTTTCAAAAAGAAAGGCATGGACTATCTCATGCCTAAGTTTCCTTTTATTTAAGTTGATTTTCCCATCTTCCGTTAGGTGTTTTTCTTTTGGATTTAATACATAAATCACTTTGTCATAGAAATTGCACAAGGCATCCGCCGATTCCTCAAAATCCGAAAACCGTTCCGGATATTCATCCACAAACATAATTGAATACTTCTCTCCAAGAACATTTACAGTTTTATTTTCCATACTGCACCTACTTTACATTCTTTTGCAAAAGAAACAAATCAACCGTCAGACCTTCATCCGCAACGCCCTTGACAATGTAATCGCAGCTTGTCTTATCGACCATTGCCGCTTTATACTGCACCGCTGATTTCTTCCACACCAAATCCCCGACAGACAAAGGAAGTTTTCCCTTGTCATCGACTATCTGAACGAAATTTGTTGAATTATCAACACCAAACTCCTTAATAAGAGATTCGCTCAATTTGTTGCTGATTGAAGAATAGAAGGGAACTGGTACATCGTATCCCATTGTGTATTCCCCTGTTTCTATCGGAACTTGGTTTCCGTCCACAGTGATGTATTTCAAATTGCCATCCTCGTCCGTATCATAGACAGGGACTTGACCGATTTGCTTTGCATAGAACATCTTTTGTCTGTTAATATCGAGCATTTGAAACCACCTACTCATGATTCATTCGTTCCTCAAGAGTATCAAGCCTATGATGTGCAGATTTAAGGCTCTGCTCCAACTTGATAATCTTGTCATTGTGCTTATTGATTTCTTCCCTCATCGTTGAGATCTCCGACTTTATTTCCTGTGTTGTTCCTGCGATAGCATCCAGTTTCATATTGATTCTGGTGTTATCCTTCACACGTTCCTCAATATCCTTTGTGTCTGTATGCTTGCTACTTTTCAACCCGAAAAAGACGGAAAATGCCAAAGAGACTATGCTTATGAGGTATGCTATTTCGACTTGCATTTCTGTACCGCCTTTCTGCTTAATAATTGCGCATCAGCCCACCGCCACTTGATACGATGCACCCCTGCTGCCGTTTCGTTAAGAAATAGAAATTTATCGAATTTAATTGAAAATTAAGTAGAAAATTTAATGAAATTTCATTTATTTTCGCTCAAACTTTCATTATTCTATAGAATTATTGAAAGTATACTTAACATTTTGAAACGGCAACGCACTAAAAACGACTAAAGCTGGTTCGCTTTAACCAATTTACAGAACCTTTACAAAAGGGTATACGCCAAAGAACAAATCCTCTCTATTTTTCCAAGAACGGCTAACTCCGTTTTCAGAATAGCTTGCCATGTAGGCTTCTCCTGCTTGCGAGCGGTCATACACTGCCAAGTCAACGACATTGTTCTCAAATTTTTTCAAATCCTCGGCAATGTCATCATCTGTGTATGTATCTGGATACATACGCTTTATGGCAATCTCTTTTTTTGCCTGCTCTATCAGTTGATTTAAGAGTGGGTTTTCTTCCTTTCGGTCGAATACCACAGTATCGTCCTCGTCAACGTGAAACTGCCGCAGTCTGATTTTTACTTGCTCTAAAATGCTGTAATCAGCCATAAGCAATCACTCCCCTTACATGCCAAACGCAGACAAGATATACTGTTTCAACTCTGTGCCGTTCATTTCAGCTGCGCCACCAATGCCAACCTTCAACGCCAACTGTCGCAGTTCATCGACAGGCATGCGCGCGATTTCGCTTTTTGTATAGGCTTTCTTGCCATTAGAATCTGGAACTTCCTCGAAAGGCTCATACCAGATGCCGTTATGTTTTACTTTGTGGTCGAATTTCATTTAACCGACCTCCTTTTTAGTAGCATTTAATAACATAGGTGCTGTCCATTCTCTCATAAGAGGGCAGTACAATTTCGGATACGGTTGTCTTTGTCTGCACAGGGTCATTAGAAACCGTTACCGCAACTGCAACACCTGTATTGACAATGGATACATCCGCATCTTTGCTGCCCATCAGCGTTCTTTCTTCTGGTGTAGTACCGTACCATGTGTTACCCAGTGCGCCGTTAGGAATCAGTGTCGCGAAACCATCTGGATAGAATTTGGCAGCGGTGTCAGCCTCGTTTTTGTACTGCTTGGAATAAACAACAATGTTGATACCCAATTCAGCAGAGAATATTTCCTTCACCCTGTTATCGTTCATGAAGATGTTCGCCGTTATATTCTGCGCCAGAATTGCGGACTTGATTTTCTTATTCTGTTTCAGATAGTCCATGGTCTTTCTGGAAATAATCATGATAGAAGGTCTTTCACCTGTTCTGGATTCTACGGAATCCAGCGCGGTCGCGATATCGCCCATAGGGTCAGAGTTTTCAGTATCAGACCATTTATCAGTTGTTGTTGTCAATTCCGCAAAGTTATTTGTTTTGTACTCGTTGTTAGGGTCATAGTTGTATGCGTATGTAGCACCATCTGCCTGAATGGAAATTTTAGGAGAACCGTCAGAAGGGGCTAACAGCTGCATAATCATTCTTTCTGGTACAACTTTTGCACCGTCAACCAGTGTGTTGGTATCATCGAAAATTCTTCTCAGTACGTCCTGTGCGTATGGGTCCGCTGTATCCTGCACACGCATGATTTCCTGTTCGTCAATTTCCTTGACAAGCATAGATTCGCGGAAAAACGCCATTTCTGTTTCTGTCATCTTGAACCCTTCTCTGCTTCTCAGTGTAGAAACCGCATCGAAATTGGAAGGTTTCAGAGAAACAGGAAGTCCCTTTGAAGTCTTAATCCATTTCAGGTCAAGACCCATTTTCTTTTTTGCAGGGAACAGACCTTCGCCAAGATAGGGGATTCTGTTACTTGCTACTTCTGTCTGCACAAGGGCAATCGCCTTTGCGTTGTATACATCTCTAATGTTCATTACTTTACACCTCCTTATTCAAATACAATCAGTGGCAGTGCCGTCTTTACCGCCTCCGCAATCGTAATTCCTGCGTTCGCATTCGCATTTGCTTCGTTTACACAAGCAAATGCCTTGATGATAGTTCCGTTAGGGTTAGAATCATACACGTCATAAAGCAGGATACCGACTGCCGCCGAATCACCGCTTCCACCATTTACCTTTTTCCCCTCTGCTGAAATGGGATTCCCAGCCTTGCAAACGCCATCTGTAAACGCCGATGCATCCAGAGTGATAGGTGTGAACAATTCACCGCCAAGTTTTCTTTTCAGAATTTCATTTTGCGTAGTTACGCTTGATTCTTTAAACTTCATTTTTTTCATCCTCCTTACATATAATTTTTCAATACAGATTCCGCCGTTTTATTTGCATCGGAAAAAGCACCGCCGATTTCCTTTGCCATCTTTTCAGCGTCCGTTTCTTCTTTTCCGTTTCCGCCAGTACCGCCGCCGGGATTCTGACTGCCTGCCGCAATTTCATCTTCCTTGGCTTTAGCTGCTGCCGTTTCTTTTTCGGTAATAATCTGACCGAGAACGTCATAATCAAATGTGCCGTCATCCTTCACAATCTGCGCCGCCTGTTCAGCGGTTACTTTGAATTTTTCAGCCGCCGCTGTTCTCTGGTTTGCCAATGTCTGTGCCTTTTCCAGTTCTGCGATTCTTGCGTTTGCTGTTTCCAACGCTTTATTGGCTTTTTCGGCTTCAGACAGACCGTTTGATTCCAATTCATCAATCTTTGCCTGTAATTCGTCTGCCTTATCGGCTTTTTCTTTGTACTGTGCGATTTTGTTTTTTTCGTTCAATACTTCCTTATTGCTCTGGTTTAACAGATTTGTAATCTGCTCATCCGTAGCGTCTGGAAAAAGTTTCAATACCTGTTCTCTTGTCATGTAATTACCTCCTGTCGTTTACTCACGCTTTTGTTACCGCAGGTCGCCCCTGCTGAGTTTGCTATTTACCGCATAGCTGCTTATTTTTACAAACAAAAAACAGCCCAAACGGACTGTTTAAGTTTTCGTGTATTTCAGGCTACATCTGCAATTTACAATTTCTTCCGCACTCGCCCCTAAAGAGTAGTCACGAGGGAAGGACATTTCAGACGCACCTATTTGAAAAGAATCGAATATCCCGATTTTATATCCATTCGATTCTGCGTGTGTATGCCGTACTTTATCATCATTCATGGTTATCCATGTTTTGTATTTATAACCTTGCTTAACCATTCTGGTGTATTCTCGGTAGTTGCCAATGGTATTCGCCTCATTCGCCGCAATATTCATGGCACGCTCAACAGATGTAAAGTAGGGCGTATCCTTATTTTCAATCGTTGTTCGGATAATATCTTCTGTGATTTTCTCCGAGTATTCCTTTATGTACGCTGGTGGCTCTCTGACCTTTAGAAACTTCAACGCCGCTTTCTCATATTCCGCAGAAAGACTTTGTAGGAAATTATCTTCGTCCTCTCCAGATTCCAAGAAAGCATAAAAAAAAGAAATAAAAATCGGCTCAAGTTCTTTTGCTAACTCAAGCCGTTCTTTCTTTTCTTCGTCAGATATTTCCATTTCGCCGAAATAGGTTTCATATACAATTTTCTCTGTATGCAATTCGTCATTCGGGATTCTTGACATGAAACCACCTCTTTATTCTTCTGCAACCGCTTGAGACTGTTTCACAATCTCCGCTGCCTTACGCTCCTGTTCTTCCTTTTCTTCTGCTGTCTGCCACAAAGCATCCATATAGGGCTTAGAAAGAAGGAATGTTTTTTCAGAATCCCCCCACAAGCCAACAGTCTTAACTGCGATAAGGGGGTGTATCCCTGCCTGTAACAACTGATAGAGTGTCTGCGATTTTGTATACATATTGTCCTGCGGACTATGATTTATCTGCACATCAAAATCCCTTGTAGTAATGCCTAAGTCCTCATGCTTAATGCGAATGATATTCAGCACTACTTTTGCAAGGCGTTTCTCTGCCGCTTTTACGATAGGGTCTTTCAGTTTCGCTCTCGTCTTGGAGAAGTCCCAACCATTACGAAGCTGTACCGCACCCTGCGTATCGCCGCCAGAGTTATTATTGTTTTTATTTGGGATTGCGAGGATAGAAAGGGCGTTATCCCAAAGGTCATCCTTTGCGACCTGTGATTCTGTCTGGTTCAGTTCCTGTGTCATGATATCGACATCGGCTTTGTTTTCGCCGTTATTGGACCTGACTACCAGTGCGCCTTGCTGTTTCATCTTTTGATAGGTTTCGCTATCCACATCACAGTTCACGAATTTCACCCATGACTGAACAAACTGCTCAATAGAATCCATTCGGTTAGACTGCATATTGTTGATAGAATCTAGAATATCGATGACAAGTTCAATATCCGACAACCTCTCATGGTTATTAGGATATTCCACAATCGGTATGCCGCCGAAAGCATGAAGTTTCCAATTCGCAACGTTCGAATTATGTATTTCGCAGGAATGTGTTTCGGTGAAGCATAATTTATACCATTCACCATTCTTATTTTTCAATTCCTGTACAGCCAGTATCGGTTCTTCTGTGCTGCGGTTGTAAATGACAAAGGTATTTAACGGAGTGGGGGATACAATGCGAAATTTTATATCTCCATCCGAAAACTGCGCCGCCTTAAAGGAAGTGCCTGTTGCGGACTGCCATTCACCAGATTTAATATCTTTGGACTGCTTGTCAACATCAACCATGTAATCATTCAGGATATCTACAGCCTTGTTTATCCGCTCATCGTCCTTGCGGCTGACAAACTGCACAGGCTCACCATATGTCTGCCCAACCTTGAACTGCACAATCTCATAGGCGTGATTCTCTACAATCTTATTTACAATATCGTCACGCACAATCTTCTGACGATAACGTATCGGTTGGTCTCCCTTGTAGTAGTGCCAGAGGTAATCAATCGCCGTTTTATTGAGATTAAAAACGCCTATGCACTTGCCAAGTACACTTATGATATTATTAGGCGTTATCTTTTCTACGTCCGTATACGCTACTTTTCTGCCATAGCACCCACGTAGGATATCTTGAAGTGTTCTACTATTCATAAAGCACCTCCTTTCCAAAAAAGACAAAACAAAAAACACTGGCAAGCACCAGTGTTTGTCCGTTCGCATTATTCTTTATTGTAACTATAGCAGATTTTTTCGGGACATTGGGGACAACTTATCACTTTTCAAGAAAACGATAGAACATTTTCTTGACGCTGTCCTCTGTATTTCCGCCGATACGTTTTGCAACATCCCCCCAAGACAACCCATCGACAAATCTAAGATGAATAATGCGCCGCATGTGGCTGTCCTCAACGGTCGCAATAAATGATTCTATCTGATTGATAGTTTCCATGATTTCCATTTCTAGGGCGCAAAGTGTAGCTTTTCTGGAATAGAGCAAGGCTTTCTTACGGTTGTATTCAGGATAGGGAAATCCTTCAATGGTAAAACTCTGCCAACCCCCAATTCCACCAGAAACCTTATCTCTGACGCTACCGTCTTGCTCGATTCTTGCTATCTGTTTTTCAAGGGTGTTTATTTTCTCTCGCACCTCAACGCATTCCTGTTGTAAATCAGTGTATTGTTTCAAGATTTCTTTCGTCACCAAGACATACCCCCTCTGAATGGATTGATAGCCGCTTCTACTTTTGCGGTTCTAGCACCCTTCGTAATTCTGACCGCGAAGTTCGAGAATACGTCTGGAACGTCATCGAGCTGCTTCTTTCCGCTTACTGAATATCGTTTTAGAAGAGACATCATAACTCCGTATGGTTCTTTAGGCGTATACAAGGACTGGTCTTTAAAAATAATGTGTTGCAGAATCCAGTTTGAGCACTGAAAAATCCTTGCTTCTTTGTTTGTCTCTGTCGGCGTATCTGTAATATTGCAAATCCAACCCTTAGCCTCTACACGTTTATTCACTTCCATAGCAACCCTGTCTCCGCCTGCGTTTCGCTCAAATTCGCACTCCTGTACTCCATTATTAACAATAGCATTTGCGGCGTTTTCGTACTGCATTTCATAGTCTGCGGTATTATCGCAAACGCAATCCACGCAGTAGTAGTCATCACCGTATTTTTGCAGGATTGGCAGGACAAAATAGTCCGTTCCTTTTCCTTTCGTGTCGCACTGTGCAGTGATAATATCCGGCTCTCCGTGTGGAAGATTGAGGTATCGGCGTATCTTGTCATCAGGGAATACCAGACCCTCTCGCTCAATGGGCTCCTGTTTATATAGGCACCTGTAGGAAATATCGTCCATCAATAGTTGCTGGTCTTCAAAAAACGCGACATCGAACCCGGAAAACTCATAATCAAAATTGCTTTCTCCTGTTACAGGGTCGATGTCAGGAACCGAAATTACCTTTACCCTTGAGTTGCCCTCATACATATTCTGTATGCGCCCGATAACGTCATGAACACTCCATCTGGTAGCAATATGTATCTCCTTGCAGTTATGCCCCGTAGTGTCCTGTATTTTTCTCTGTCTTGCGTCAACAGCGTATTTGTTCCACAGCTTATCAAGTATCATAGGGTTCATTGCTTCTTCGATACCGCCTATCATATCGTCAACAAGCAGAAATTTCGATGCACGAACCTTACCGGCGTTCTTACTACCTACGGATGTACACTGAACAGAGGGGAACGGCTTATATTTCCCGACATTAAACTGCTCCATCTTGGCGTTCGTGTTCGTCACGCTAAGGTTAGGGAATATTTCGTTCCATGCGTATTCATCCGCGTTGGTGACAATATCGTACATGCCATCGTAATACATTCTGGTAATATCACCGCTATGAGAATAAAACAGATTGAAGTCCTTCGGATACCAACCGATAATCGCGGCATTAAAGAATTTCTCGATTGTCGTTTTCCCGGACCCAGGAATTAGGCTGATACACAGAATATCGTACTTATCATCAATCATCCCTTGCAGTGCATCTACCAGACCAATTTTTAAGAACTGTTTCCGCCTTGGCATATAAAACCGCTCCTTCGGCTCTCTTTTGTGTTCGATATAACGAAAGAAACTATCGACAACCTTATTCTGCGCTTCTATCAGTAAGACGGAATAAAATTTCTCTATAATTTCATAGCTTACTTTTTCTTTGAAAGCGTATTTTTCTAAATCCCAAATTGTGCCTCCAGAAGTATCAACGCAAAAGGTTTCAATGATTTCCTTACACCTTTTTGAGATTTTAAGACCGTACTCAATATCCTTCTCATTCGTAGCAGCGGTTTTGGCAGCTTCGCAATACGCATCAATAACCTGCTCATTGATTCCATTTGTTTCTATGTATTTCTCGTAGTCCTGTACGGCACTTATCAATTCAAAACTTGCCATTAAAAAAAGCACCTCCGCTCAAATAAGCAAAGGTGCAAAAATCCTTTGCCCTCAGATGTTTAGGGTTAGCGGCTAACTTCCAATTGTTAGTCGGTAATTGTTTTTAGTTTATGTCTGCAATGGTTTCCACAAAGCAGTTGTAATAAATATATCTTTTCCCGTCAAAATCAAATTTAACATAACCGCCGCTGGTGGTCTCGATATCAATTTTCCCTTCATAGGTTGCCATTTCCTTTCCATCTGCTGTATACACAGTAATGGTTCTCTGCAACCCTCCAGATATATCGCTTTTAATGTTTACAGCTGCTCTTTCAATGGTTGAACAACCAGTTGCTCCAATTATTGTGCAAACCAAAATACAAGCGATTGTGAACAGACGAATAATTCTTTTTTTCATATGCATCATACTCTCCTTCCTTGACGCAGTCAGTAGGAATCGAACCTACACATCATTTTGATGGACAGATTAGCAATCCGCTGCGATACCATTACGCCATGACTGCAAATTATCTCACATACCTTTCTTTCCTTCTCCACGCCTCATCATTGTACTTCTCAAGCCATTTACACCGTTTAGCGATACATTTATGCTTGTAAGCAAGTTCCTTGTTCAACGCCCCAGTATGAGCCTTACAGTGGCAATATCCGATTGCGTTCCCTATGTATTTACCTGTTATTGATTTCTCTCTCATAGGCAAATTATCATTTTTCTAACATTTCCTGTTGCTCATCAGTCCCGAATAGCGTATCTGGGAAGGGCTCGCTTTTTATGTACATGTTGAAGTATTTAGAGGCAGTAGGCACGCTGATTCCTATATGTCTTGCTGCTACGGAAAGTGTCATCCGTCCGCTACAGAACGCATCGAACGCTTCAAAGAATTTTTTCTTGCTTATGGTTTTTACGCCTTGTGCCATTACAAACACCGCCTTTCGTTTTCAATCAAATAATCGGGATAACGTGTGCGTCTCCGATAGGCAGAAAGGGTGACATCCAATCTGCCATCGGCATTTTTTTAATTCAAGTGGGATTCACGCAACCAACACTCTATTCTGGTGCGACCAGACCTCTTAGATGGGTGTGGATTTGCACCACACATGAACCGCATTCCTATCAGCGCCCTCCGTACGATATTGTACCCGACCACTATCAGTTCTTAGATATAAGCGTTTACCTATTCCGCCACCATCTACCATAATCCAAAATTGAATTATGCCATGTCTATTCGCAGGCTAATAACCATGGGCAAGTCCGCTTTATCGCAGACCTAAAAGACTGCTTTCGACCACGCATTTTTACAACGATTTTAACCCATAAGGTTGCGAGTAAGGTTTTCATCGTGAACCTAAACGCCAACAGAGGGATTTGAACCCCCATGTCGGATTCTAACCGACACAATGGTTTTCAAGACCACGCCGTTATAACCGTTTCGGTATGTTGGCAGAGGATGGGGATTTAAAAGACACCATCTCTAATAGTGAAATCCGAATCGACCTCACCTAAATCAAGTTTCTATCCAATCCCCATCATGATTTTTCAGTTTTGAGTTTAATGTCAGTCACGAAATCAGAAAAACGGACTGACAGGGGGTTTGTCGATTTTTGAAGGGTAGGTTTTATATGCGGTCAGTCAGCAGAATCTATGATTGCGATAAACCATGATACCGAAAGACCGCAAATGGATTCTCTCGGAATTGAACCGAGGACCGTCCGGTTATGAGCCGGATGCTCTAACCAACTGAGCTAAGAATCCAGAGTGGGGCGCGATGCCGTTAAAACGCCCCAAATATGAAGTTGGTGTTTGGTCTTGTTGCCAGTCCCCATCGGCATACAAGCCAAAAGCCCACCGAGCCGTGCGATGGCTCTTAACAGGATTCCCCTAGTGGGTGAAAGGTTGTGTTATCCATCGGGAAAAATGTCCAAAAACCCGATGAAAAGCACCAGACGGGAATCGAACCCGTTTCCGCAGTTTGGAAAACTTCTGTTCTGCCATTAAACTACTGGTGCATATATAAGACCCTGCGTCCGAAAATCAGCGTCTATAGCCGCCTTGTTTCTTGCCATAATCGCCGTACAGTCATGAACTAAACCGCTCAAAGGCAAGCGCAACAAACAGGGTACATATCAGAGTTTAATATCTCGGCATATAGAAAAAGTCACCACAATTCGGAATGTCTTTCCTTATGACAAGGCATAATTTTTGGAATATTTCATAAGACCGCTCTGTTTTCGTATAGCGACCAAGTAGTATTCGCTCCCTATCTTTTTCTGCAATGATTTCTTTCCCGTGTCTAAAAATATCTATTCTATGAAATTTATCCTTGCCAACAGAATGCTTTCTATCTTGACTAATAATCGTTATCATCATGCTCACTCCTTTGGCATATAAAAAACTGTACTGCCAGAGAAGGGGAGTTCTTCATACAGAGCGTGAATCTCTGCAAGCACTTCCATTGCCCGCTCTTCGTTCCTATATTCTCCGAGAACAATAGACTTGAGTGTTGTATCGTTAAGTATGGCCTTGACATAATTTTTAACGACTAACAGTGATACTCCACTTTCATCAATGGAAGCTGTTCTATCTTGGCTTAAAATTCTCATTCTGTTCACTCCTTCGGTTCAAAATAATCACAGCCATAATCATATTCCGTGTAGTCGGTGTAGTAGTCACTATTCTCGTTATCGCAGGTAAAAAGCAACTCTCGATCTACACTGGCATATCTGCACTTACCGCAACATTCTTTTTCATCGTACATTTTTGTCACTCCTTTATGCAGATAGGGGGCTTTTTGTTTTTGAGGATATTTGTGGGACTAAGTAGAGGCTTTTTCTACTCCTATCCAGACCCCCACCCCCGTCCATTCTCAACGGCGGAATCATCCAAGCCGCAACAACCGCTGTTCATCCGCATTGGCTATAATTTTCTGTATTTATTCGCGAAATGATAGTTATGCGAATAGTTTTAAATCAATATCTTGTGTCAAGCATTTATTTTAAACTAGATATTGATTTATTCGTTTCCGCTGTCCGTCAATCTGTCTGCATCTTGTGCAATTTCAACAGTTTTAACCTCGTTTAGTCTTGGAAGTTCGGCAGCTGATAGGGCGGTACGATGTCTGTTAGCATCTGGCGCATATGGGCTGTTCCAACCGTAAAAGTGATTTAGGATTGCGATAACGCCTACAGGGTTCTGCTTTCCTGTGGCTAGTTTGCCCGATAAACTCTCAAGCCTTACATCTACTAGCTTTTTGTAAATTTTGAAAGCTTTATCACTTAGTTTTTTATTACCATTTCCCCATTCTTTTATTGCATCTCTACTTATCCCTGTTAAAAAACTAAACCCATTGATAGATACTTCTTTATCATTCATCAGGGATATATATATATATATATCGCAGATATGGTCTACAAGCTCATAGTCATAGGCATTACAATTGCTCATTGCTCCTATACC